CGTCGTGACTTAATTCTAAGAAAGCTATGGCTTTCTTAGAATTAATGTCAAACGACTATTAGAGTGATAAAACTTAAAAATAAAGAAGCTCAAAAGCTTCTTTATTTTTAAGTTATCACGGTAACCTCATCTACCTATTTCTTATATTTTGATATTTAATTAGAAGCTTATTTAACTCAGTTTCTTTATCCTTGGCATCGAAAGATTTCCACTCAGTTGCTAACCCCTTTACATCGCTCTCAAATCCCTCTATTTTTCCATGTACAATTTCATATAGTTTTATAAAGTCATTCGTCTGATTATTATCAAGAAGTCCGAGGAGCTCTTTTCTTGATATGCGCTGTCTTTGATTTTTATTTGTAAGAGATGCAGATGTAGCATCTGCTCTTAGTGCATTCTTTATTAATGATAAACATTCTGTCTCTCTTAATGATGGATTTAGAAGTTTTTCCAGTTTTTGGATAAACATGGGCGAGCGCTCATCTTTCTTACATAATTCAATATAATCTTCTATCTTTTTATTCCTATAAATCTCAAGTATTTTTCTAGGGCGAATGTAACTTCTCTTCTCTTCTGTCTTTGAACTTTCAACTGTTTCAGAATCTGCACATGAATGTAGATAAATCTTACAAATATGATTTAGAAAGTCATCTCTGGCTAAATCACTTTTCATTCTGTTACAGTTAAAACAGCAAGGCACCACATTATCAATGATATATCCTCTTTCAGAATTAACACGGTCTATACCAACAACCCTAGTCTCATCATATTCATCACAATAATGACAGTGTGAATTGACTAATACTTCAAATTGGTCGGCATCCAAATTAAATTGTAGATTCTTTTTCATTGCGCTCCTTAAATACTCATTATAATGAGTAAGTATATTTGCCTTCTTTTCCATATTATAGTTTCTGTCTCTTTCTCTTTTTTCTTCTATTTCTTGTAGCTTCTTATAACACTCTTTACATCTTTTTACTATATCATTACGAAATCCTTCAGTTATCTCAGACATTATCTTACCACATCCCAGGCACATATCAGGTGTAAGTTGGCGTACCTGATATTCTTTTCTCTCTGTAGCTCGTGTCTTTTCAAGGCATTCTTCGCATTTAAGTTTTTCGTCTTTTGTTTCATTCTTGCAGCTCCTTTTACCATCATCGCATATACGTATTCCCTTCTTAGCCGCCTCTGTAATTAATATATTTCTTTCACTATGCTTCCCACAATACTCCCCAACTGTTGCAATCTTATCACACTGTTTTCCCTTATTATCATTTTGTTGAATAATAGCAATACATAACTTTGATTCCTTCTTTTTTTCTTCTTTCTTTTTTATACATCCAGCACAATATATTTCTACAGCAGTTTCATCTAATAATGATAAACATCTGTGTGTATAACACTTCTTCTTTTTATCATTCTTAGCGATAGTAAGAAGTGCCTGTTTTTGATGTTTCCCACAGAATCCATGCTCCGCAATCGGTCTCCAACAGCGTTGTCCCTTTTTCTCTCCCTGCTCCATAACAGCACGACATGTTTCCATATTTCTCTTCCTAATAGGGAGAGGAATATGTTTTTATCAATTTTGAACTTACTCCGTTTTAGCCGGAGATGATTAGATAGAATATCCAAATGATTAGTTGGAATACGCGAGCCCTCCCATGCCAGACATCACGCGGAGAACGTTGTAGTTCGTCGCATAGATGTAGACCGTTGAGGACGTCGTCGTGCCAACCGCGTTGTTGGACACCGTGAGGAGCAGCGTCGTGTTATCAATGCGTGATAAGTTGCACGTGCCGCTCGGCTGGTGCTGCTCAGGCTGGAGCGCGAAGGAGTACACGTTGATGCCGACAGCCGGCACGTTGGTGTGGTGCTGGAACGGCTGGACCTCGTTGAAGTAGCGTCCCTCGCGGCCCTGGAAGCGGTCGTGGCCGTTGAGCTGGAGGAGCGCGTACACAACCGGGTTCTTGCCGGCCATGCCCTCGTAGCGCGTGACGGAGTAGCCTGACTCCAGCACGGACCGGTCCCACCAGTCGCTGAAGTTGAACGGCTGCTGGCCCTTCCACGGGTTGATGATGCTGTCGTCGCAGCTGACATAGCTGTCGCGCTGGACAACCCACACGAGCTCCTTGCACGGGTGGTTGAAGTTCAGCTTGAGCTTGTTTGAGGAGCTCGTGATGGACTCGCCGCCCGTGAACTGGAGCGTCTCGATGAGGTACTCGTGGGAGACCTGGGCGAACTTGCGGCGCTCGTCCGTGTCGAGGTAGATGTAGTCCACATACAGGGACGCGGCCGTCAGGTTGGCGGCGTTGACGCGGTCGCGGATGGTGTGGAGGTTGCTCGTGATCTGCGGCGTGATGTCGAAGCACAGGTTGCGCAGGTCGTTGAACTCGAGGTTGATGCGGACCTCGTGGTACTGGAGCGCGATGAGCGGCAGCGCCAGGCCCGGGTTGCGGCAGAACCAGAACTGGAGCGGGATGTACAGCGTGTACTCAGGCGCGCAGTTGAGGACCTCAGGGGAGGCGTTCGGCTCGCCGCCCGCGCAGTCATTGTCGCACGGCTCACCGCCCTGGACGAGGAGGTTCGTCAGCTGCGGGACGTTGCCAACCATCTTGGCATAGCCGCCCTGCTTGCCCGCCTCCTGCGTGAGCTCATTCCAGATGTGCAGCCACTGGCCATAGTGCTTGTCGATGCGCTGGCCGCCAATCTCGAGCTCGACGCTCTTGACGAGGTTGTGGCCGACGTAGTTGAGCCAGCGGAACTGCGCACCAGAGCCGTCCGTCGTCTGCAGGGAAACAGACGGCAGCGTGGCCTGGAGGTAGATACGGTGGATAAGGTCACCGTTGCGCTGGATGGTGCACGTCACGCGCTTGCCGAAGCCAGGGGAGCCGTTGAACGGGTTCTCGATGGCCTCCATGGCGAAGTTGGTGTGGCGGCGGTACACGACCTTAAAGAAGGTAATCTGGGGGTTGCCCGTGAGGTAAACATCCTGGGCGCCATACGCTACAAGCTGCATTAAACCACCACCAGTCATTTGATTCTATAACCCTTGGCAAGAAAAAAGTTTGAAGAAGTACCGGAATGGCGGAAAAAGGAAACTTTCAAAAGTCTAGTTAAAAATCCCAAATTTTAGAGGGGAGCCGGGATGAAATTTGCGAGAAAATAGCGGTCTAAAAGAAATGTCTCAAAATCTATAGTGTTCTTAAGCAATGTCTACTGGCGATGCGTTTTTCAAAATACGTCCTACTAAGAGGAGCAATCCAGAAGCAAGAACCACCCTCGACACTGTACATCAGGTACAGCTAAATGCAATGATGGAGAGGGAGAAGCAGGTTGGAGACCTGGAATCTGAAATTCATGGACTGGAGGACAAGCTGGAAGTCTCGGATGATATTCAGTATGAAATGGTAGAGCAGCAAATTAAGACTCTTCAGAAAGAGATTGAGAAGAGGAAAGGTGGTAATGAGGTCTATGACTACTTCTTAAATGCAGGTGAACTTCTCTATCAGTACTATGATGTTCAAGAGCGAATCAACAATGGCGCAGAGGGCACACTAAAAAGTTCAACATATAAGTCAAAGCCTGGAGATATCTTGAATTCTCTCCAGAGTGCATCCACTGACCCTATTATTAGCAATGCAGCTCCAGTAGGTGAGCGTCTTCGTCGTGATAAGATTCTGGAGACCTATCTGCAGAAGATAGACCCAGAGCATGCGCGGTCAAGCAGTGAGGTTCTCAACGACCCTTATGGGGAGTGCGAGGAGTGCCAGACTGAAATGATTTTCAGCCAGAATGAGGCGCTTTTCACCTGCCCTAAGTGCGGATTCCAGGAGTTTGTCTTGATTGATTCAGACAAGCCGAGTTACAAGGACCCGCCGCGTGAAGTTTCCTATTATGCATACAAGCGTATCAACCATTTCAACGAGTGGCTTGCACAATTCCAGGCGAAGGAGAGCACTGAGATTCCGAAGTATGTATATGATGAGATTGTGGATGAACTCAAGAAGGAGCGCATTTCAGACTATAATACTCTGAAACAGAGCAAAATCAAGGAGATTCTGCGAAAGCTCCATTATAATAAGTATTATGAGCACGTGCCTCATATTTTGAATAGGCTGAATGGTGAAAATGCACCTGTCATGTCTCGCGAGATAGAAGAGAAGCTGCGATTTATGTTCAAGGAGATTCAGCCTTCTTTCCAGACTCACTGCCCTAAGGGCCGCAGCAACTTCCTCTCCTATTCTTATGTTCTCTACAAGTTCTGCGAACTGCTGGAACTCGACGAGTACTTACCTTGTTTTCCTCTTCTAAAGAATCGTGATAAGCTCTATGTCCAGGACAAAATCTGGCAAAAAATATGCGCGGATTTACGCTGGCAGTTTCTAAGAAGTATTTAAATTTTATATATGTCTTTCATAATTACTGGTACTATATCATAATAAGCATTTCCAGCAAAATGAATGAAATAATTTGTCATAAAGAAATGAGTTGGATTAATCATATCTCTATGCCACAAAGGTAGAACAGTATTAAACTCATTGGGTAAAATTTCATACATCTTATTTTTTTGTATTTCGTAATTTATAACTGTTTGCTCAAAATGGAAACCGCGAGGATTTTTGATAGAGCCTTTAACATAAATATGATAGATTCTCTCAGAAAATTGTGCATGCTTCTTAGGTTGAAAAACCATTACGCCAGTATTAAAAACACTTTTTGTTTCAAAGTCTATATCTGATAATTTGAAATACCCAGATGCATCCTTTTCATAATTCTCAAGTTTATTTATTTCAAGTCGCCTTTCAGGAGTAGGCTGAGAATATTCATCTACCATTCCAATACCGTCTTTACCTTCACATAGTGTGTGGATTGGAGGAGAATTGGGGTTTATTAAAATATCAGCATCTATGAATATAATAAACTCATAGTCTGATGACCATGATTGGCTACATAATAAGAGTTTACTTAGAGTAATTGTGTCAAGAATTCGCATAGCGGGGTCTAAAAAATCAGTTATCACTTTAAAATCATAATTGTTTTTGGAAGCATATACTTCATGAGAGGGGCGAAAATATTCATTATAACGTTTTAAATAGTCTTCACCAATTGCAATTGTAACAAGAGCGACTTTCATTTAAGTTAAAAAAGTACTCATAGTTTAAGTGTTACCGTGATAACTCTAATGTCACGACGTTACATAGGCGTACCCTTCTCATTCCATTCCTTCAGCCTTCTGTAATAATCGACAGTCTGCTCTTCATTTTTCTTACTTACTGCTATACACTCTTCACATACATTGCAAGGCCCATATCCATCTTCCCATTCAACTATATGGTTTGACTTTATCTTTGCAGGTGCACTCTTGAATGTGCGATAATCCCTATCTTTTGGATAAAGAGCCTCATTATATTTAACTTTATAATGGTCATCAGGTAAGTAATAAGGATAGAGTTCTGGAAATAAATTATAATAAGTCTCTGCAGTATTTCCAGGCGGTGACTGCCATCTATTCATTAATTTCTTGGTACGTGAAGGATTAAGATGCTCTTTCCCATACCATTGCATTTTACTTAGTTAATGCTAATTTTCTGCAGGCTTGTTTTCAAATTTAGTTTCAACCATCTCAGGCTCAACAAGAGGAATTCCATCAAGTGCATTATCAATTGCCTTCATTGCCGTCTTGATGCGCATCATCTGTTTCTCACACTCCTCGTATTTTCCACAGTAGAGAATCTGAGTCTTCTGTGTGTGGTAATAAAGACAAATGCGAGGAGAGCCTGTGCACGTGGTTGTCATACTGACGTTTGCGAGACTGGGAACATGAATTACCATATCTGAAATACGAAGGAAACGGGCCATTTTATCTACCAGATAGATTGAGAAAGTTAGTTTCAAATTTTGACCTCTAAAGACCTGAACCTGTCATACGAATCAAATCTCTATTGACTATTTGAGGGTATACATATTTGTAAAAATATGCATCTTCTTCTGTGGGTACATGGCTTGTGTTTAACTGCACCATTGTTCCAGGAGAGGTTGAACCAAATGCCTCTACCCTTCTTGAAAGAACAAGAGCTATGAATAAAAGAATTAGAGCTATTACAATAGTCTTCATTTCTGTAAAGAAGTTACAATTTCTTTAAAGAAAGCACATTGACAGGTTTTATATTATAAATTGGGGGGATTTTTTAACCTTTAATACAAAACGTCCTTTTATAAGCTACACTAAGCTACGCTAAGTGCCTAAGCTACACTAAGTGCCTAAGCACGCATAGGGAATCCTACGAGGTTCGCACCGATACCGAAGCCAGCGCCCTGGCGAGCCGTAACACCGATGCTCGGGCTGACTACGTCGAGGATGGCGAAGACGGCGGCGGCGACGACGGCGAGCGTCAGAATCTCCTCAACCGGCAGAGACTTCTTCGGGACGAAGATGGCGGCGATGGCCACGAAGAGACCCTCGATTAAATACTTGATAGCACGGTTAACGATTTCCGTAGTGAAATCCATTTGACTCTATATTCTTGAATAAGATTTTTTGAGCGCGTGCGTTCTAATCTAAAGACCAAGAACCACAATCTGTATAGATGTCAACCCCCCACGAGGATTTTCTTGATGAGGACCCCGAGATTTCAGGCCAGAAGGTGGTACTGTTGAGTTTTCTGAGCCCGGAGAAGGTCATTGCGAAGAAGGACCTTTTCTTCTTCCAGAGTTTCCTGAACAAGTATGAGTTCCAGATGCGTGTCCGGAATCTAGAAGGTTATCTGGCCAAGACCATCCAGGGTATCAACCAGAAGCTGGATACGCAGGCCGTTGAGTTTGATAAGCAGGACCTCAGTGGTTGTGCTGACCTCTGTCGCACCAGTCGCATCCGTGTTGATACGGTGATGGATAGCCTGCAGAACTTCATCAAGGAGAATGAGAAGGACATGAAGGACTCTAAGCTCAGAGAGGAGTTTGATAACTATCTCTATAAGAACAAGACCAAGCTAGAGGAGCAGTTCTCTGAGCAGAACAGTTTCCAGACATCGGTTCGGGGAGTAAAGATTCGTGGTGTATACGGTTCTCGCCAGGAGGCGGAGGCTCGTTCAAAGAAGCTCCAGCGTACTGACCAGGTCCACAACATCTTCCTCGGAGAGGTTGGAAAGTGGCTGCCGTGGGACCCTGAGCCGTCGGAGGTTACGGAGCAGGAGTATGCGGAGGAGCAGCTCAACACGCTGATGAAGAAGTACAAGGAGAACGAGGATGCCCGTGAGATGTTTATGCGTGAGAACCGCACAAAGGGTCGCACGGGTCCTCCTACAAGCATCACACGTGAGCGTGAGGAGTCAACCGAGGGCGCCGCCCCCAGCGAGTTCGGCGGAATGTTCAGCGGCCCTGCTGACCTTGCTATCCAGCGTAAGATGGAGAAGGAATAAATTAATAAATTAAAGAATCATCGTGATTATAATCACATAAATTTTTTAATGCTTGTTCTCAAAGCTCTCCGCGCCCTCATTATAGTAATTGTTCGTGTACTTCGGGTTGATATCGCGGCAGACCTTCTCCTGGCAGAACTGGCCCTCTTCACACTTTACACCATAGCAATCCATGTCGGCAAACCCATCAAGCGCACTCGGCACTACCATCTTAACCAGCGCGATGACTAAGAGGATTATTACAAATGAGACAACAACACCAAGTAATACATTCTTGCGAACCATTCTAGTTTGTAGCTACATTTTCAGATGCTGCCTCTTCAGTCGGAAAGCATATACCTTTTTCGCCCGTCTCATCTGCGTGACACTTGGCTGCGTCACCACATGCATTCTCTATCTGCGGATTGCACTCTGCTCCTAAGTCAGCAAATCCACTCTTCTCCTTCGTGAACCATCTTACTGCAAAATACAGTACAACTGCAAGAGCAGCAGCTACTGCAGCGGCGAGACCAACGGAAACCTGGTATTTTAGAAAGTCCATACTATCTTTGTGAGAGTAGAAAATCGCGGTCTTAGTACCGCATCATGGTAGAACCGGGATTCCTGTTGCAGGAAGACGCGGCTGTCTCACTGATTTACAGTATCCGTTGATACACTGTAAAGGATAATCACAAGGAGCCATTTCAACACCGCATGCAGCATCCATAGACCCCTCAAACGGCTCAATATATATAGCTATCCGCAGATATCTATCGGCAATTAACAGTGCAAGTCCAAGTGCAGCGACAACTAACAAGAATGGTATAACTTCTCCCTTGTTCATCTCTATTACCTATTAGACCTTACGAACTGAAATTGCCGGCCCCTTCAGTTTCCGAGCAGCATTCGGGTCATATTGATTTCCACCTTCCTTCTCGCGCATATTTGCAGCAGAGTGTGCCCAGAACTCGGGAGCACCAAGACGGAAATCACCATGCATCTCAGCCTTGTACCAGAAGATAATGTCCTCTAACTTATTGCTCTGGCTGGTATTATCTAAGACAAGACACTCATAGTTTTGAGTACATTGGTCCATAATCTGGCAGAAAAACTCAAATGAAGGGAATGCTGAGCCATAATTATCAAAGATACGCTTACGATTGCTCATGTAAGGCTCACGCAAGATGAATACGAAGTCCACGTTGGTACGAAGTGCAGGCTGGATACCCAGCGGATACTGCATAGTAATCAAGAAGAACACCTTCAGCCAACGACCGTTCATGAAGAGGTAGCGAATATTCTTGTCGTGGGTCCAACTATCATCGTACATACAGTCATCAAGAATTAACATGGCGCGAGGGTCGTAGCGAGACTTCATCTGTCCAGCCGCCTGTTCAGCCATAATTTTCGCCATAATCATCTTCTGACGTTTCACGAAGTTGGCTAAGATGAGAGAATTGTACTCTCCGTGAATAAAGAGTGGCGGAATCATTTTAGAATAGAAAGAGTTAGACTCTTCTGTTCCTGAGATAACAGTACCAAGAGGCATATCTTGGTGATTGAAGAGCAGGTCCTTTACAAGTGTTGATTTACCTGTGCGTCGGCGACCAATAAAAACACATACGGCATCTTGAGGAATCTTGCGCATCTCAAACTTTTTCAATCCTAAATCCATCGATGAGACTGCAGCCATAGTAAATACTTCTTATGACTTGCGAAAAAATATGCGCTTTTACACGAATCATGCTTTATTTACGGAGAAAAGATGGAGAATAAACTCCGGGGAATGTCGCTTCCAACACCCCGTTTTCTTTTAAACGAAATGCCTGAACCATTACATCATGTAAGAGGATACAGCAATCTTCAGACGTTTTTCCCAACCCTTACAAAACTATTCCGCATTAATAAGTTTCAGTCTTCAAAGGTCTGGTTTGATACACCTTGGCGTATCGACTCTATTGATTGTTCAGGTGGACAGGGTATTTGCAAAGTTTCTCTGAAAGAGGGTGAGCAGATGCGCAGTGTAGATGCTTATATGAAAGTAACTCATCTGCTTGACCCTGTGAAGTGGATGCAGGGACATTACAGTCTTCCAATGGAACCTGGGCTACCCTGGCACTCAAAGACGTGGACCGCCGCTTGGCACAAAATCCAGGACCCCTGTAATCAGGCATATGTTGAGGCCATGGCAACCTATGCTCTAAATAAACTACGTGTATCAGGTGTATCACCTCATTTTAACCATTTTTACGGTTCTTTCTGTGCTCGCGCAGAAACATACCGTTTCAATATCAATGATGATTATTCCAGTTTTCGCAATACACGCTGGTTCTGGAATGGAACTGAGAAAGGGCTTTATAAACTTGCCGTGAAGAATACTGAGGACAAGCCTGTACCTGAAGAGGTTCTGCGCGATATTCTTACAAAGCCGGAGTATACCGATGATGAGAGTAATGAACTTACAGATGAAGAGCTGGAGTGTGATGATGATGGAACACTGGAGTCGGCATCATTAGGAAGTAAGAGTTTTGCATCTTCGGATGAGGAAGATGACGAAGATGATGAGCAGTATGTTGTATATTCTGATATTCCTAATTTCCCTGTGATGTTAATTCTCACTGAGTTAAATAAGAATACGATGGATTCCCTTCTTGATGCTGACAAGCATGTATGTAAACCTGGTTCAGCTGAATGGGAGACTATGTGGTCTGCATGGATTTTCCAGGTGATTGCTGCGCTCTGCGTGATGCAGAAGGTATTTGGTATGACGCACAATGACCTCCACACAAATAACGTTGTATGGAATGAGACAACGGAGGAGTTTCTGTATTATAAGGATACTCATGGTTCTACCTGGAAGGTGCCGACCTATGGAAAAATCTTCCGCCTAATTGATTTCGGGCGGAGCATTTTTACGATAAATGGTAAAATCATAATCAGCGATGATTTCCGCCAGGGAAATGATGCCGAGGGACAGTACAATTTCAAGCCTCTGAATCCCAAACCAAACGTGGAGGTTCCGCCGAATGTCTCCTTTGACTTGGCTCGCTTGGCGGTTAGTTTATTTGAAGCCATCTTTCCAACAAAGCCGGTTGATTCTGATAGTCGTGCTATTCTGAGTGAAGAAGAGGGGCTTGTTGTTCGCGAAACAGTCTCTCCACTTTATAATTGTATATGGTCTTGGATGGTTGATGATGATGACAAGAATGTGTTAATGGAACCTGATGGCTCTGAGAGGTTCCCTGACTTTGATTTGTATAAGCATATTGCTGCAAAGGTACATGGTGCAGAACCGGCTGCACAAATTCACAAGATGCCGTTTTCACAGTTCAAGATGCTTGATAGAGTGGAAAAGGCATATCCTTTGTATTGTTAGCATGGCTTAGAACCCTGGAACACCAACTTGGATTTCCATATCGGGCATAGCAGTACCTGTAAGTGCCGCGGCACCACCCGCCATGGCTGAAAATGACGGGAAAACACTCATTACAGTACTAACTGAGTCGGGTAGAAGCTGCAGTAAGAGTAAAACAAGAACACAGCCGATAATAAAATCACGCATTATTGATTTTACGCTGGGCTGTTTCTTTTCAAGTGCATACACACTAGCGGCGCCAAGACCCGCAATTGTAACTCCTCCTAGAGTGATACCAGCCGCGAGTGTAGAGGAAGACATGTTCTGAGCCTCTTAAGGAAAAAAACAGGAGCTTATTTGCCGTGGTGGGTCTTTCCCTTTCTCGCTTTACGTGTTTTACGAACTTTGCGACTCTTGCGCTTGCCACCTGTCTGTGTTTTTAGCCACTCTTTAACAGCTTCCTGAGTTGCAGCGTCTCCACCGTGTATATGCCCAGATGAATACACATATACCGTTGTGGTATTTTTGGTTGAATCATCTGTTACAACAACCTTATACGCCGCTCCATCTGTCATGTATTTTTCACCACCCGTTGTATTCGTTTTTACAAATGTTAGAGGCATTTCTATTATAACTCCTCATAATCTTCGGTTCCGTCAAGTCCGGATGAGGCTGAATCAACAAAATCCATCATACCCTCACCCATCTCATTGTCAATTGTATTTACCTCCTGCATATCAAATACTGTATCTATATTTGTAAAACGCACACTCGGTTCTGTGTCTACAACAATAGTGGGGGGAGGTGCCGGAGCTTCTTCCTTAGCCTCTTCTACAACCACAGGTTCAGGCTTAGCCTCTTCCTTTACCTCAGGCTTAGCCTCTTCCTTTACCTCAGGCTTAGCCTCTTCCTTTACTTCAGGCTTAGCCTCTTCCTTTACCTCAGTCTTAGCCTCTTCCTTTACCTCAGGCTTAACCTCTTCCTTTACCTCAGGCTTAGCCTCCTCAACAACAGGTTCAGGCTTGGCCTCCTCCTCTTCCTCTTCAGCGTCCTCATGGAGATACTCTCGTAGGATGCTCTTCACTGGCAACATGGTCCGTATGGTCTGCAGAATTCCCTCGTTTAGAAGGCCCTCAACTGTATGTAAATTCTTCTGTCTCTCAACTGCAGCTCCACTCGGGCTGAAAAGATAGACATTCGACCAAAGCAGACGAGCACAATCGGCAATTGTGCGGTGGAGAAAGTGCTCCAGCTTCGGGATAGAGATTTGTAGCTTCTTCTGCTTCGATGTAAGGCGAATAGCAGACAGAACCTTCGTGTGAGCAATAAAAACTGCAGTAAGGAGCTCTTCCAGATAATCGCACTTTGCTAGCTCCTGTATACGCGTTGTCTCACGCTTGACTTTATCAATATTCCATTCAGGAACCTCTTTCAGAGTGTTTTGAAAATTCCAGAGAAGCTTTCCTGCATTGGAATCCTTGAGTTTCACTTCGTCCATTGTTTCAAGAAAGTAAGTAAGAAGCGCAGGTACAATAAACTGGCAAAGCTGACGAGTATACTCGCCCTTGGCCTCGGAATATACACCTACATTTTCTCCAACAGAATCCATATCTTATCAAAGATGTGTTCCTTTGAAACTTTTTTTCACGCATTCACCTGCCGGGTATATCATAGGACATTAAGTCATGATATTGGACCGGGAATGTAAGAAGAATGCAAGTTGTGCCCATGGAGATGCTCCACTTCCAACCGCGGCAATACATCTCTGTAAGACTTTGTCTTCCCAGCCATAAAGAGTAAAACATTTATCAAATACATCAAAAGGGTCTATACCTTCTCTGCGAAGACGGGGTATATCATTCCACTTAGGATTTTCAGGAATACTTACAGGTCGTAGTAGACCGAGACGACGTGCCTCCTCTATGCTGTGTGACTTCCTATAGGAAATCTTAGAGGTCATATTTACAATTGTACAGCGACTCAGAATAGGCGGTGAGAGCTTCCAGGGCTCACGCACTTCAAGAACACATGTCACATTAGGTGAAGCAGTTTCCAAGATGCGCCGAAGAAAGGCCTGAGCTTCCTGTGTCAAGTCATCTGCGCCCTCTAGCCATACAAACATTGGCTCTCTTGCCCTAACCTGTTGATGAAGGACTTCACGCCCCTCTCGCAGTGACCTGTCTATCCGCGTATTCCAGCGAAAAAGTCTGGCCTTCTGAATCTTCGCTTGGTTGCGAATCCATTCTGTTTTTCCTGTTCCAGGTTCTCCACACACAAGGATTGCGCCTTTGGGAGCCATTCTTATGTGTTTACTAAATCTACCTTTATGTCTACTGAATGCTTGTGTAGCGCCCAGAAATGTACACCGCATTCTTGTAGCCGAGTTCGTGTAGCTTATCAGTTGCCATACGAGCCCTGTGTCCAGTATTGCAATATGCAAGAATCCTCGCATTCTTGTCAGGTATCTGCTTAGAAGCCTGTGAAGGAAGGTCAGCACTCTGTATATGCAGAGAACCGGGGTATACACCTAGATTGGCACGCTCCCAGTCGGTGCGAACGTCAAGAACCACATCAATTCTCTTCTCGCCGATACGCTTCTTCGCTTCCTCTGCAGAAATGAGGTAGGGAGAGTCGGTGGCATATTTATAAAGTGCTACCCCTATGACTGCTAAAAATGCCACAACTGCTGATGCTATTAAAAAAGGTATCGTCGGTCTTTTCGGTGCCATATCTATTATGGTTCTACATTCCCTTCAGCATCTCTTGAAGAAGGTCCTCATCGTGTTGCGCATTTCTACTCAAACTCTGCTGGAGAGGGTTATTCTCAACTGCGGCGACAATATCGCGAGTATTACGCTCCCTACTAACATCCAGTACTAGAGGAGCGCGGTACTTCACCTGACCGAGGTCAGCTGCACCTGAAGGAATTCCACTCACACGGTTCACAGCATTTGCACGGTCATTGATACTGTCCGCATCCAGCTTCTTGTAGGTAACACCCATCTTCTCTCCCGTGAAAACGGCAACATTGCCATTTCCAGCGAGCGGTTTACGCCCCTTCGCAATCTGCTCCTTGTTCGGGTTAGAGCGCATATTGTACGCAGCATCATGGCTCGTAAAATCCTTATTCACTGAGATACTGGGTCCGAAGTGCTCAGACTTCGCAGATATCTGCGCCTTCTGGGTCGGCCTAGCGATATCCTCAGGGTCATACACCTTCAGACGAGTAGGGCCATCTGCAGGAGAGGCCACACCATAAAACCCCCAGTTCACTGTCGTCTCCTTCACCGTTGTGCGAGCAACATCATTCGGGTCCCAGACTGTTACTGCAGGAGCACCACCCGCATAACCAACAGGTGTACCTGTCTGGCGAATATTCCCACTCGTCTCTTCTCTTCTGGTGGGTCTGCTAGGGTCGGCATAATGGACCGTAACATTTCCAGTATCAGCAGGTGCCAAATTCAGGCCCATTGTCCGCTCACCTGTGGCTGAGCGCTCATTCGGCCGCATCTCAATGGATGAGCGGCCATAATCAGCCTCAGGTGCATCAGGGTTTGTTGTATAGAATCCAGTCGCATCCGCATTACGATAGCCTGCACCACCATACTGCTGCGCCATAGGTGCACGGTAAGAGCCAGTCACATAGGAGTCGCCGAATCCCTGTGCAGCACCGGCGCCGACATACTCAACAGAGGTCTCGGGACGAGCCTGGTGTTTGAGTACCTGGACAGGACGAGTCGCCTCCTTCTGGATATCCTGGGCGAATGCGCCAACAAATCTCTCACCTGACTCATCAATGAAGAAGGCATCAGGCTTGTATTTGCGCACCTCGCCAGCATCATCTGCAGACTTCTTAACAAAATTAGCACCAGGCACAACCGGTCTATCATAAGTCAGCTTGGGCTTATCCGCCGTTCTTAAGTCATCTGTGCGCCTGATATTCTTCATCATTGACTCATTCACCTCATACTGCTGAAATCCACCTTTACCTGTGCTACCGAAGCCCTCATTGACGGCAGGCGCAACACGCACAGGCTCAAACGGCTTCTCACCAGCCCTGCTACGAGGATTGTTGATGCGGCTCTGTACAAAATCAGTGTTGTCTTCCATTCCAAAGGGATTGCCATAAGGAGTTTGCGCTGTGTTAAACATAGTCTCAACCTCCTGCTTTGCAATAATAGTGGCACCAGCACCGGTGTAGGAATCTAAGATGCCTGTGTTTGTATTCGGACCCACGTTCTGGCGAACTTGGCCACCGAAGAACGGTGTCATATTGTTGTGTGTAAAGTCAGTGGAAGGTATCTTCTTACCAGATAACGGGCTTACAACGAACTTTCCATCTACGTAGAATGCTTCCTTCTCTACGCCGTTAGCATTCATAACAACCTGTGAAGTAGCTGTATCAATTGTTTCTTGTGTAGGTGAAGAGCCATAATCCTGCATAGAATCGCCTTGGAGAGGAGTCTTTCCATATGCAAAGGCACTTCCTTGAGGCCCGGGATTCATTTCACTGGGATATATTCTTCCTCCAGGCGTTGCGTACATCATATCAAGTTGCTGCATGGCTCCCTTCGCAGAGCCGCCCTTTACAACTCTTGTAACGGGCGGTGAATCTGCAAATGCCTCGCGGAGTGTTCCCTGTGATTTTGTAGAAATCGGAGCATCTTCAACAGTTGGTTTGCTCAACCGAGTAACAGCATATCCTAGACCTAATAATCCTGCTAGAGCTACTACCTCCATACTACCATTTGAACTTAAAATTAAGTAAGCTCTATGAGCTTACTTAAAAATAATAATAAGAATCAACACTAATTATATCCATTCGGCATTCCTATGCAATCACCATGTGTCTTATGTATTTCCTTATCCAGCATACGTGAAGGGATGAAAAAATCAAAAGGTGTCTCAAATGTGAGTTGAGGATTGTGCGGCATAGGCTGCCAGCGATTCCAGCCTGTTGCACGAAGAGTGCAGGGCGGGTTGGAAATGCGATTAAAAATCTGCGGAAAGCTTTCGTCGGGGGCAGCCTCGAGCACAACTTTCTTAGGGGTGTAGGAGGCCGAGTTGTCGCGAACACGGGTACCAAGACGGTTAATATTCTTCAGGTCAGATTCCACGTCAGTTTTCCACTGTCCACTCACCCAGCTCGCACCACTTTTCTGGATGCGCGTAGTCACATCTACAGGAAATGAGGTGGGGCAGTTAATACCGGGAGCATTTAGATAGTACTGCATTGAATATCCTGTGATTCTCATGTCATCAGCTTGGCGATAATCATCATTCCGTAAACGTGTAAGTGCTTGTTGCTTTGGCTGCATCTTCCTCTACCATTTGAACTTAAAATTAACGGTTAATCTGTCATACGACGGTACCTTTTAAACTTATTTTTTCTTACTTTGCGTGTATTCTTCATATGTTTACTTACACTATAAGCCCAATAAGGAACACTTATAGATGAGCTCTTAGATGCCGCATTTGGACGACGTATAAGAGGGCTAATTACTTCCCTCATTATGCGTTTTCTAGTACGTCTTGGTGCCATACCCTATTTGCACCTCAGAACTTTTCAGGGTTCTTGCACGCCTCCTTTTTGAACGGCTGGGGAGCCAGTACAAGAGGATATGCCCACATTTGATATGTGTTAAGATGCTCGGGCTTAATATTAATGTCTAAGTTGTACTTCGCATTCCCTCTCTTAATCTCACTCGCCTTCAAGTGAAGAGGTTGGTGCTGACGCGAATTTCCGCGCGTAAGAGGGCGTGTAATTCCTCGTAAATCAGACTCCAGGTCAGCACGGTTACCCTTAATGCCGGATACCTCATTGCCCCCCACGAGACCTAAGATGTGACGCGCACCCTTTACATGCTGGTATGCATACACACCCTGCTCATAGGACTGAGGGTTCTCCTCGGCTTCATTACCCGTCGGTGACTTTTCAAATGCTTCTTGATATGAGCTCATTCTGCAAATAACACATAAATTCGTTTTTAAGAAAATGAATTTATATCTTAAATTAAAGATTACAAGACTCTTTAGCAGTTCACATCACGGATGTAAGAACGGCTCGGCAGACCACCGCGTACCCATCCAGCATTTGCAACCTCGGGTATGAGATTCTTCGGGTTCTGGATATTCTGCTTCACCGAGGGGATGAGCGGAACGAAAACACCATCAAACTGCTGCTCCGTGACCGTACCAGCCTCCTTGCCCTGACGGACCTGCTCACTGTGGAGTAAGATGCTCTCCACATCAGGATTTCCACGGCCGCCGCCCATGAACGGTACAGTTAAGAAGGGACGAGCCTGGGGACGAACATTGCAGCGGTGGTTGTTGAACTCGGGCTGGTTGCGGAGAACAGAATCGGCGTCAATCGCCTTGTTGTTGTAGCCGTAGCCCTCGCGAGGGTAGACAACGAGGTTATCAATCGCAAGAGGATTCACCTCACGCGCATTCGGGACAAGATTTGTGGTGTAATACTTACCAGCAGTAAGAGACTGTGTGTAATATTGCTGGATACCGCAGTTATCATCCTTCGTATGTGTTGAACGATTTACTTGGAACATCTACTCTCTGCCTATCGGTGAGACTTAAAAATAATAAAGTTCAAGAACTTTAGTTCTGAATATAAGATAGGATACAATGAAACTTGCTGAAAAGTTTTGCCGATGTATAAAAAGTGTCGGTAGAACTTTAAAAGTTAGAAAGAACAAAAACAAGGAGCCGATTTCTATCGCAATTTGTACAAAATCAATGTTGCAACAGGCAAGAAAGCGGACCCTGAAGAAATTCAAGTGTGGAAAGAAACCCGAGCTGAAGACACAGGCGCTTCTTGATTAACGCTCAACATTGAGCCATGGTAGAGCACCGCCGTCAGTTCCGGGGAGGCATGCCTCGCGACCACCCTCCTTACACGTCTTTCCAGGTATTTTGTATAACCAATTCTGGTATGAATCTTGGTCATTCGGAACTGTCGTACTCGGCATCGTAATGAACTGGCGCTGGCTCTGTGTACGACCGAACACATCCGTGGGGTCACTTGTGAATTCAACACGGAAGAAATCATCAAGTGTCATCTTCACATCCTTATTGCTTATACTTGCAGCAGCAGGACGTGTCGGGTTGTATTTGATTTCGTCAATGAGAACATTCATAAAGGGATTTTTGTCCGTCGGATAGGTCACAGGTGCGGGTACTTCACTCTGTGCAGTTGTTGGCAGCTGAAACCCCTCTGCCGTCCCCTGAGCTCTAGGATGTTCAGCCACCTTCATCATTGTTCTGCCGTAGGCAACAAAAGACGGGATTAGAACTAGCGTTAGACCTGCAACAATGTAGAGGGCAAACTGGGGAAATAGTAATGAAATCATAATTGCAAAAACATAAGAGACGAGTATGACATTTGTCAGCTCAGAGATACAAGGATATCTCGGCGGAAGAAGGGTAAGACTGGAAACAGCACGTATATCTTCCCAAATATAGGGGTCGCATAATACTTTTGACATTCGCGCACTCTATTGATAAGTATTATTTACTTCTTGTTCTTCTTCCTCTCCTCCAGCTTCTTGCGAAGTCTCGCCTTTGCTGCAGCCAGACGACTCTCACCCTCGTGACCCGTCTTTCTTGCAGTGTCAGGGTCCTCAAATGAGAAGGCCTGGCGGAAACTGTCGAGCATCTGCACGAACGCCGGATTTGACTGGAACTCCTTCATGAGCTGCTCAGCCTCGGCAGCAAGCTCAGAAGGCTTCAGCTCACCACTCTGTATCTTCGCCTGTAGCTTCTTGGCAACACGACCCATCACCTTCTGCAAATTCTGCGGATTCTCACCAGAGGCTGACATCAGAATCTCAAATGCACGCGTAGGGTCCTTCTCGCATGCAGCAATATCATCCGCCGACATTCCGAAATCCTCAGGCTTGAACTCACGAACCATATCCTCTGCAAGCTTCGCGAGCTTACCCTTCAGAAACTGCTCAGGAAGAGGCGGCAGTGCTGAGCCATCGCCGCCGAAAACACCCTTGAACTTGTCAGCCATCGTAGTGAAATCCATGCGGCTCATCTTACCACGCATCTCGCGGAGAATAGAGTCAACCCAGTCCTGGGAAATACCATCAGCACCCGTCTCATCAATGTTCAAAAAAAGACATGAGAGGTCCAAAATACGGAGGTGCTCTAGAATTGCCTTTCTGCTTCTATCAGAAAGGGCCTTCCAAACATCATCCTTGATAGTCACATTCGGAAGCACTCGGCCCGGGCTTACTGTGGTGTTGCGCGTTGTTCTCTTCAAAACCTCATTCTTGTATGCACGCTCCCGTTCGGCAGGAGTTAACTCCTTTGCAACCTCAATATCAGCTGTGTATTCGGGGCAGGCGCCAAGTAAGTCATCACAAAACTCAGTGTACTTCTGGTTGAATATAGACTCGGACATCTACAGGTCGTGTAGAGCATTTCTTTACGCCGAAGAGCGCGGTACCGGATGGGACTTCCATGATACCTTAAAAATAAAGAGGCTCAAAAGCCTCTTTATTTTTAACTTTAGCACTCTAATAGTCGGTTCAAATATCCTTCGCCTTCTCGCAAAGTACACAGAGAACCTTCAGGTACTTCCAGATATTCTCCTTATTTGCATCGGTAAGTGAAGGCCAGTGCTTGTCAAACATGACTAGAGCAATCGACATCTCATTGAACTGCTTGGAAATCGTTGACTTCGCATACTGAATCACAACATCCTCATCTTCGCGCTTAATAGCCTCAGACATCGGCTTATACACATAGTCAAAGAAGAGGTCCAGAATCATTCTCGGGTTAATCTTCTTCAAGCCCTGAATCGCCTCAAGCGCCATCTTAATATCACGCTCCTCGGGGAATGTCTCAGATAGTTCCTCAAAGAAACGAATTAGCTGATTATTAAAAGCCCCGAGGAATGACATATCACTAGACTAGAATATTGATACTTCTTTAAAACGTAAGCACGTCAAATTTACCGGTTGAACCAGTAAGCTATTACTGGCGTGGTAAACCCTTGGGTACACCATCATCTCTTGACTTTTGATAAGCTTCCATTTGCTTATCAAACATCTCCTCCTTCTTTGACCTAGAGCGGCCTGTCTGGGCTTGCGCACCACCAGGAAATTCCTGTGAGGACTTATCACCTGGAGATGCTGCACCATTCAAGAAAGAGAAGGTTCCAGGGATGGTTAGGCCGCCCTCCCCTGCCGTAGATGTATCAGCCGAATTAAAACTGTATCCAAATGATTTATTGAAACTTGTGTTCTCAAAGCTGTTCCATCCATCAGGCTCTCCTCCCGGAGTTCCATCAGGTGAAGCTCCCTTCTTCGCAGATGAAGAGGCGCTATCTGCCATTTTCCTCTCATATAGCCAATTCATGACATCACCATCTGTCCGCGGCTCAGGCTCACCTGCAATTACAAGTGTAGGCACCTTCTTCAGCCACTCGGGTAATCTAGCACGATTCGGCGAGGGGTCTACACAGACGAAATGAAAATCACTCTTCCACTTCGTCGTAGATAGCTCCTGTATGAAGGCTTTTGACCACTTGCACTTATTGCTGTAAAAACAAATATTGGTGGCCTGCTTCTGGCTCATTAAATCCTCTTGAGAAGCAAAGCGTTACAACTCCTCCGCAAAATTGAGTGCTCTGAGGCAGATGGAAGGGCAAGGTACTATGTCTAAGGTTTCAGCTCCGCGTTCTAAGATTCGCGTTGTTGGTAAGCTTCCTACAGCAGCTGCAGGCTCGCCTTTTCAGAATCTGAGGAAGAATGAGACAACTTTAGAGTTTACTCTCACACCTACACATGTCTCCTATGCAAACACTCTACGGCGTGCTGTTCTGACAATGGTTGAAACGGCGGCATTCAATACTGATATTGAGAGTTCATCCGGAAAGACAACGGATGTAGTAATTACAAAGAACAGTACGCCGATGAGCAATGAGATGCTTGCACACCGAATTGGTCTTCTACCGATTCATATTGAGAAGCCCCTTCTCTGGAAGCCGGAAGAGTATACCTTCTCTATCTCCATGAAGAATGACAGTACCGAGTCGCTAGATGTGACGGCTGACAATATTATTGTGAAGAAGGTCACAACTGCCGATGAAGAGCCGGTTGCTGTGGCATCGCGTGAGTTCTTTCGTCCTCACAAGCTCACAGGTGATACACCTCTTCTCACTGTTCTAAAGGGAAAGGTAGGTACACAGATTCCTGAGGAGCTAGAGTGCACTATGGTGGCACGTATTGGCACGGGTCGTCAGAATGCACGCTATATTCCCGTGAGTCAGTGCTCCTACAAGTATAGTCTTGACCCCGACGAGGCCAAGCGCAAGGAAGTCTTTACGAACTGGCTTACGACGAGCAAGAAGGTAAATGTTGCTGATTTGGAGACAAATCCCACACGCAAGGGCGAGCTGGAGCGTGAGTTTGCCACAATGGAGGCTGCACGCTGTTATCTTGAGGAGAATGGTGAGCCTTATAGCTTTGATTTCACAGTTGAGACGATTGGTGTTCTGACGCCTGAGACTATCTTGGCCCGCGCTCTTGAGGTTCTCCAGAGCAGGTGCATGCGGTACGCGTCTATCAATGTGGGTGACCTACCTGATAATCTGCGTATTGTGCCGGCTGATGGGCCGATGCAGGGCTTTGATTTCCTCTTCACTCAGGAAGACCACACTCTTGGAAATCTCTTCCAGACATGGATTGAGCAGAATCTAATGAGTCGCGGTGGTGTCGAGGAGGAGGCAGAGATTAGCTTTGTTGGCTACAAGGTACCGCACCCTCTCCGTGATGAGATGCTTCTCCGTATCGGCGTTGAAAAAGATGGTCAGCAAGTGACTGCGCGTACGGCTGTAAGTAAGGCTGCAAAGGGATGCGCTGATATGTTTACGGGTTGGCGGGCTGCTCTACAGCCTTATCTGTCGTGACTTGAACGTCCGACGACAGAGTAGTCGTGACTTGAACGTCCGACGACAGAGTAGTCGTGACTTGAACGTCCGACGACAGAGTAGACAGACTAGATGACAGAGTAGTCGTAGAAGACTTAGAAAGTAAGAGAGCCTGCTCCCAGAGTGGAAGCGAGTTAACTAGGTCAATCGTATCCTGAATACGAAGAGGCTTTTTCTGTTCCCTGAGATTGGCCAGATAGTGGGCGTGCAGCTTGAAGACCACCGTCTTGTCAGGCTGCTGCAAATCAGCAAGCTTCTTCTCATGCGACTTGTGAACACTTACGTAGGCATCATAAATCTGCCGAGTCTTGTTCCGTAGCTCGGTCTCAAAATTCCAGAATATCTGACGCTCCTCCGAGTAATGCTTCAGATATTCTGTAACAGTAGCTGCGGCGCGAAGACGAAGGAAACGCTCAATCGGCTTTGAGTCATTTCCACGCAGGGCACGCAGATAGGTGTAGGTTGAGCTGCGAAGACGCCAGCGATTTCCTAGAGTATCGCGGAAAACGAAACCCTGCCACCGCCATCCGCGCTGCACTGCCTCCTTCCGCACCATCTCATATGCATCCTTCTCCATAGGAAAGACAACAGGAGTCTGAGAAACCATTGTATCCATCTCAATAAGACCATCTGCGCGCACCTTTCCAGACTCAACTACGTAGACAGTGGGCTTCGTGACATTCGCAACAATTCGGTTCTCAGGGTGCTGAAGAACTGTGCTGATGAAAGTCGCAGGATACTCGGTTGTGCAGGTAAGATACGGGGACAAACTAAGACCCGCCTCTTCGAACAGAGTCTTGAATGACTTTGCACTATAGAAACTTCCACTCGCATCATACTGAGAGCGAGTTGTCAGATGGACCTTCTCTCCACCAGTGGCAAGGCAAGAGAAGGCATTGACCATGACACCGTCATAAAACTCCTCGGCTGTGAGCTGTGTATTAGTAGGAGGCGGTCCAGCATTCGCCTTCCGAGGAGCCACGCACACAGGGAGATGCTTCTCCTTATCCCAAACCACTGAACGAAGCCAATGACCATTCTCTCCCAGAACGGTCTCTCCCTTCTTATAACGAATAATAGCAAAGGATGTATTTTCACAATCCCGGATACTAAACTTTCCACCTTCCTCTGATATAAGATGAGTCTTAAGAGCATCCCATGTAGGATACAACTCACGCAAAGTCTTAAAGATAGAAATCTGGAAGGGGGCCATCTTTGAATACGTAGATGGATAGATAAGTTCCGTCAATTTTTCTGCCGTCGTATCCTACGACAGATTAACCGTTGAATCTTAAAGTTAAGGAAGCTCTAGAGCTTCCTTAACTTTAAGTTCAAATGGGTGCTTTCATATCCCTTTATAGAGTAGGGTATGAGCACTGAAGAAAATAAAGAAGAAGAGGGTTTCCAACTTGGAGACCGTGTCTATATAGCTTCAACTGGTCCTATAGACGGTCTTCGCGGAAGAATCTATTATCTTGACGAGAACTCAATCCGCATTCTTCCTGATGGAAGTTTTCACAGGCTTGAAACAATCCCAATTGTAGACGGAGATTTTGACCCCGCTCTGCAAATTACAAATGCATATATTATTAAAAAACGCGTTTCTCCTGCCTTCGTTGTTCAGCATGATTTCCAGGTGGGTTATCTGGCTGAGACAATCAAAGACACAGGTGAAATGGGGCCTACCTACAAAATAAAGGCAATTGACGAAGAGTCTGATACTGTTGTCTTAGAGGACTCAACAGGTAAGGAGACAACAATTGTCTTTGGATTTGTTGGAGTTCCGCAGGATGAAGATTTCATCATTATGCGTGTTCGGCAGCCTCCTGAGTCTATTGCTGAGAATAATGCGAAGGAAGATGAAGCGGCTGCTGCTGCGGATGCTGCTGCTGCTGCCGAAAACCCAATAGAAGAGGAGGGTCTGAAAATTCTTGATACATTAGATGTACCGCAAGTCACAGAGATACGCGAAATCTTTGCAACCCAGCGTTTCTACCCCGACATTATTCAGCGAAATGATATGTTACAGGACCTTCTCTCTGCACTCAATATAAAGCAGCAGAAGAATCCTCAGAAACAGACTGAGATTCGCAAGCTTGTGGAATCCATGATTCTTCTCCGCAACCAAGTTGTAAGCTATGCAAAATCAGGTGAACCCACAGGGCGCATCAATACGTCTTATCAGACACTGATTGAGCTTCTACAGAAGGCGGATGTCGCACTTTCACGCCGTGTTACAGAGACAAAACGCGTTCTATTCTTTGACCACACGAAGCAACATCTCGAAGGAAAGGAGGCGGACCCTGTGGATGTTGACCCAGACATTGTGGTGCGTTATCTAGATGAGGTTATCACTGCGTCAAATGAGTATTATAATACACAGATTGGAGGTATTCAGGGGCAGGCAGTCACCACCGCCCTGCCTAATTGGTTCCTCAGCTGGGAGGCCTATTTTTCCAAGTTTCACCAGAGCTGGACAGGTGCGGATGGAGCCCCCCTTGCCGCCGATACTGAATTCTTCCGCGGTGTAGCTCCTGATATGGAGAGCAAGGAAATTAGCGGCATTAATCATTTAGACAACAGTGATGAGTTTACGAAGATTCCTCTCACAGTGGATTATATAGAAAAAATCAGAATCAGTCTTCTACGCGGTCTGGGGCCGCGTATGGCAAAAGGTCGCGCGATTGAGTCAGCAGAGAGTCTACCAACAACAAGCTATGTTCTTTTCCCTATGAAATACGATAGAGATATTGGAACTATACGCTCTGGAAAACTTGCGCTAGACATGGGGAAAGCCTTGATGCCTGCAATGACAATGACAGAAATTCTATATAAGCAGCCTATTTCAGAAATTCCTAGTGCCGGCGCCATTTTTAGTGTGACAGGCGCCTCTCTTGCAAATATAACAATCGAGGACTGGCTAGTAGGACAACCTCTAGAGTCAAAAGGCATGGGTGATGTCATGAACAAACTCATCTCCTTTGGTCTTGCCACTAAGGAACTCAGTCTTGACCAGATGCTTGTGGTTGTAGAGAAGATAGACAAGTATCGTGCTCTTGTTCGTTCTTCTATCCAAGAGATTAACGCAAAGTCGAGAGCGGAGCTGGACGCGATTGTTCTCCAGAACAATCCTATGCTTTTACCTGAGGTTGTCCAGGAGCGTGTTCAGCAATTCCTTGGAGAGCCGGCATTCCAGAAGGCCATCCAGAATTTCCAGACTCGCTACCCCAGTTATCGTGAGAATGATATTGCCCTCTTCGCCTATCTTTTCATAGAGTTATATGAGTTCACATTCGCGGTTCTCGCAGGTGCACCGCATTCACTCCAGAGGGAAATTCGCAGAAAGGCCCGCGGAGATTTCTTACGCAGACTCTATGAGAGTGCAGCCCTCTTAGAGAAGAACTCGAAGAAGGTATTGGAGATAATTGAAAAACCCACTGTTCCGCGCTCCCACGTGAAGGAATATATGGATATGAATGTTCGCAGTGTAAATCCATGCGTCCATGTACAGTCTATCAATACAATACGCAAAATAAAGGATGCAACTCTTCGTATGAGAGCCTTGATAGAGTATAAGACGCGTTTTGCTGGAGACAAGAAGGATAACTGGTTACACTGTAAAGTCTGCAGGAAAGAGTGTATGTGTGTACACGAACTCATTCTTCTCCAAGAGTTTCTTAACCCAAAAGAAAAAGAAGGGCTTCACAAGGAACTCCTTCTCGTGTTTAGCCGCAGCCAATTCCATGGCCAGTTCTGCTGCTCAAATTGCGGCCAGAGTATTGCCGATATAGATTATGATACGAGCCTTGAATATGACGATGAGGGTCGTCCTATGTCAGGTCGTGCAGTCTTAGTGGATAAGGATGCAATTTTCCAGGACCAGTTAGACCAGGCTCTTGGAGCCCCCGTCGGTACACCTGAAGACTTGCAGTTCGTTTCTGAGACACAGACTGATATCTATAAGACTGCAAAGACGATTGCGATTCGTATTGGCGTGGATATTACAGAGGAGGGTCACAGAAAGATTGCTCAGCGTGTGGAGGAGGAGTTAGCGAAGCAGCCGTCAAGGGATGACTATGTCAAATATCAGAAGGCGAAGAAGGCGAAGGGCGAGCGCACAATTGATTATGATGTTCTCAGAAGCCGCATTATGGTCACTACAACAGCCGCCTATCTGCTCGTTGAATTACAGACGGGTATTCCTGGTTATAAGACACGCTATAGACTCCCTGGCTGCTCGAAGGTTGGCTTCTCAGGCTATCCGATGGGACCCAAGGAGCAGACAACAGGTGTTGAATATCTTGCATGTGCTATTGCTGGTATTAATGATAATGTACCTCCCTGGAGCCTCACTGGATTCTTGAAGGAGAAGAGTGTGGCGAAACGCCAGGCGGATATTACAAAACTCCTCTTTGCTGCGGCGGAAAATACATTGAAGAATTCAAATGTGAAGCAGGATATTGCACTGAAGAGTGAAAGTATGGAGAAGAGTGGGAAAATCGTACAGGACGATATTCTACGCGAGTCCGTTCCAGCTGGATTTGTACCTGAACAGGGTACGCATGAAGGCGCAGTTGTAGTTGCCGAGGCTGCCAGTGAGAAGGAGAAGGGACGTGCCTGGATTTTACTGGCAAATGATACTGCAAAGGAGGGGGCGCCGCTCACTAGCTCTCCGTATATGGAGGCAGCCTGTTGCTATCGTCCTCTTCAGACACCGACCGCTTTCTGGGATGAAAAACAGAAAGCATTTCCTTCCTTTGCAAGAGATGTTCCTACAGGTGGTGTTGGAAGTCATCTTGCTGTCCACTACAATGCACGAACACAGATTCAGTCAAACGTAGTTGCCCCTGATTCCATCCTCTATCGCGTGTTCCTCCAGGTATGTTTTGACGGTGTCCGTCGCGGCCTGCCTCACGAACCTGGATTTGACAATCTGTGTCCTCACTGCGGATTCAAATTCCCTGCGGCACCTGAGACACTCACACCTGAAGAGGGACTCACTGCTCTGCAATCCCAGAATGTAGATACATCCAGAGATAGATTCCAGGACCTCTTAGACGAGAGCCACAATAAATATTCTGTTATACCGAGTAAGCCTGTTGAACTTATCACAGGTGTAGCTCTTCTTGAGAGGCTGCGTGCACTAGAGCCTTCCCCCTTTGATGGCTGGAAGGAGGTGATGGCAAATATCATCCTGGCGGTACAGACATTTGGCGAGAAAACGGAGGAAATGGATATTGCAACAGCATATGGACCCCTCTCCAATTTGGCTGAACAGTTCAAACAGGAATTGATTGAGCGCCTAGGCCAGGAGAATGGTACTATGTTTGAGCGACTTGTGAAGCAGTCACCTTCCGCCCTTGTCCAGAGTCTGCAGACCTATTTTCTTGTTCCTTTCCATCGTCTTCGCTCTGGCTTCCATATGAATTCTCTAAAAATTCAGAAGAGTTATGAGCTTGGAGAGGGGACTGAAGAGGATTTACATGCCATTCTTCAGAACCATCTGTCTTATATGAGTGAGCTAAAAAAGCGGATGAATGCGAATACTGCCGAGAAGATTGAAGATGCGAAGAAGAAACTTGCGACAGTTATGCCACTCATTCAGGAAATACGCATACCTCTTCTTCCTGGAGGGTCGATTGGTCTGCCTTATTTACTCCAGGCAATGGTACTAGGAATTTTTGCTGATTGTGCAAATCCGAATACTATACCTGGCGAAGCCGAGTCCTCATCTGATGCGCGTGGGGCAATGCAGATTCTTTCTATCTGTATTGGCCGCTTCCGTGCTGAAGGTATGAACTTTACACAGTCTGAAATCCAGTCCATGATTGCAAAGCGCGACGAGGTTGAAAAAATGCGCATCATCAGCAAGTTTGATAGAATGAGCCCTGAAGAGAAGGCAGCTGAACTTATTAATAAGCGGCTGGGTCTAGGGCAGTGGGCGGTTGGTGGTACAGATGCAGTTTGGAAATACAGTGCTGCCCAATATGAACGCGAGAGAGTGGAGCGTGGAGAGATGGTAGGTCTTGCGGCTGATGCTGGGCCAGATGCTCCTGTCCAAGGAGATGAGGCAGGTTATTCTAACGAGCAGGTGGCGGAAGATGATTATTAACTAAATTGTACCATTTATAAACATCATATAGGCGGTACTCATCGAATAATTTAGATAGCTCTTCCTCCTTCAGATTTGTTAGGGCACGAAAGATAGGGAAGAGGGATTTGAGATTACTTTGCAAAGAGGCCATCATTTTGTCTGGGTCTTCGCTTGTAGCATTATCCATCTTCATGAGATTTCGCCGATACTGTACGTGCTGCTCATTTAGGATTTTCTTATATTCCTTGTAGAAATAAGAATAGATAAGAGTATCCATCTGCTTTGAGATTCCAATATAGTCTACCATCTCTTTAAGAGTATACAGTGTGAAATTATAGAAGTTTCCTTGAATATCATAGAATGGTTTGTATTTTGTCATATTTGTCACACAGTGACACGCCTCTCCATACGTAATATCAAAGAGTATTTTCTTCCTGAACATATCCTTTGATAGTGTGCTTGTATAAATCAGTTTACATGTATCACTTAGTTCTCGTCCTGTGAATTCCTGAACAACAAGACGACCCTCGGCTTCTAAAACCTTTTCAGCCATTTCTTTGAGAAACCAGTCACTCTCAGGATGATAAATAGCCTCTTTAGAGAGAATAATTTCTATGAAATCATTTGACCACGTGGTCTCGTTGATTCTGGGAATATTTTTTGCCTTGAAGTAAGCATCCATTTCATCCATCTTAAACATTGGGTCAAAGTGAATTGCTCGAATGGTACATGTTCCTAATAATTCACGAAGAAAGACTGGAAGTATTTGGTCTGTCTCATCGTTTAGCTCACGTTGTGGACATGAGCCAATCCCAATGTAGGTGAAGTTCTTGGGGGTTTGCTTGAGAATATGTTTCATGACTATTTTTATGAGGTAAGCGCCGCGTCAAATTTGACTTTAATGCAACTCCATACTATTGTATGGAAGAATTCACGCACGCCTTCTTCGACGATGCATCGACAGAGTTCATGCGAGGTAAGATTAAGGAAGGGTACATGATTTATTACAAGTGTACCTTGTGTGATAAGAAGGCAGTACAAGATGTATTTGCAGAGACATATCTATGTAAAACACATACAAACAAACAGAAACAGAAGAAAAAGGAGCATAAGGTACTTCCACCAGTAGAAAGTAGAAATGAGCAATGTCAGCGACGCAGCCCCCGCATTGCCGCTAAGAGACAGCATTGTAGAGTCAGTCATTAAGCAGTTTCAGCAACGGTCCGAGGTCGGTATCAAGAAGTATGGTGTAACTCTTGACCGCACAGACCTCAAGTTTAATGACTGGGTACAGCATATGCAGGAGGAATTAATGGACGCAATTCTTTATTTAGAAAAACTCAAGCACAGTAAGAATGAGGGTTCTTCTCTATAGTGCTCTACTTTATCTAGTTGGAGTTGTCGCTGTTTTATTTTTAAAGCCGGCCATTATGTTTAATGAAGATGGCACATGGAAGGAGTTTGGCATTGATAACTCAAAGAAGACGACATGGTTTCCGGTCTGGCTTTTTTGCATTGTCTGGGCTCTTGTGAGTTTTGCAATCGTTAAATTTACAGTGCCATCTAAAAATACTACTCCGACAGCAGTACCAGTATCAAAAAAATTGAAACCTGGATATTACGTGCTGAATGATGGAAAGACAACGGCTGAAGGCGTACCCCGCTACGTATATATCGGTGAGGAGGCTCCAGAATAATATTAAGAGGAAAGAGAATGGTTCCTTCTGAAGTACCATATGATGAAAAAACAGCAACGCAAATCAAGAGCTTCTACAAGCTCCAGCGTAGGAAGCCTGACCTATATAAAAGAGGCGAGGATGGTACGCTTCGTGTTTATACGAAGACAGGCGAGCTAGAAAATGCAATCACAATGAAGGCCTACAGGACCATTACACCTGAGGAGCGTGATACGATGGAATCAGTTCGTCTTACAAAGCTTGCTGGTCTAGATGTGATTTATGAGGTTGAACACCGTGCTCTCATAACTGCCTACAATGACTACAAGAGAACAGGAGATAATCGCCCTGTTGTTCTTGCAAATGAGCGTGTAAGACAGGTTGAGTTACAGAGAGTGCAGACACGTTCGCCTATTATGACAGTGAAGCAGATACCTATTCCGAAGACGAGCGAGGTACTCTTCGATGAGCCTTACGAGCAGCGTAAGCTATTTGGCCCGCATAATACTCTTGGAAAGGATGATATTCTCTCAGAGGGTATCTTAGTTCTTCAGCGTCGTAACTTCCCTGCATCTCTCTTCTATGGGCGATACCAGGATGCGGAGGAAACTCCCGAAGAGGCTGCTGCTTCCGCTGCTGCTGGAAGCACGGAGGGCTCAACCGTTCGTTTGACGACAGGCCTCATGGCACGTCTCTTCTTCAATACGGAAGACCAGGTGAATGGCTTCCTGAGCCCTCTGTGGCCGACTGACTTTGTTCACAAGGACACGCGCTATGCATCGGCATTTCAGGCATATGAGGCGTCCCGCATGGAGGAGCAGGGTCTTGCTGAGGTTCGTGCGAAGATTCTGAAGACGCGCTCGGCGCGCACCATTGGAATTCAGACGCGTAAGTACCCCACACCTGCGAAGAATCCTCAGGCTTTATGGACTGCGATTCTAACGGATGTCTATGCGCAACATCCCGAGCTGGTTGAAAAGTTGGTAGAAACGGGACAGGATTCTCTTGTGTATGCAGACCCTAATGTAGGTGGCGGAGGTGTGGGTGTCCCCGCGGATAGTAAAAAGATTCTGGACCCTGCGAATTGGGGTTCAGATAATGTTGTGGGTAAGGTGCTTGAATCTATTCGTGCTAGCTCTAGAGAAGGCGCAAAGGAAGTTGCCCCGCCGCCTGAAGCGAAGGAATCTGTTATTACCGAGGAGCAGCAGGCCGCGGCGAAGAAGGGTGCAATTATTCGTGCCAGGCAAGGATATTCTAAGTTCTAGGTAGATATGAGTGTTAATGGTAATCATATGAATCATGGAAGTAACAATAATGCTTATCACACCAATAATAATAACAACAATGTTAATGTGGGAATGCAGCATTTAGCTGCTTGGACAGCAAGTGTAGATGAAGTAACTAATACAATAAATCAATTACGAAATACTTATATAGCAAATCCTCCTGCGGATTGGAGAGACTTATTAGCTCAGACTCGTCAAAATATTGCAAAATTAGAAGATGACTATCCTGATATTCGTGATGGACTTTTTGCTAAGCCTGAGCAAATTGAAATTGTAGATGCTAAAATGGGTGTTTTTCAAGATATTAAAAATGGTTTCGAAGCTTGGCTTAATGCAAATGGTCTAGTCCAAAATGGTGGAAAACGCAAGAACAAAAAGACGCGGAAGTCCAAGAAGAGCAAGAAGAGCAAGAAGCGTCGCTCTACTGCAAAGGGTAAGGTTTCAAAGTAGCCTCATTTTCATCACAGTTTACCTCTTTACTCGTATAACGATAACATACATCATTATTATCTTTATACGTACGACCATCCACATTAGAAGGATGAGGGTACTTCGTTATCTTCACAGGCTCGGGCTTGAAGAAAAACAGGACAAATGTCCCAACTGCAAGACCCGCTAAGAAAGGAAATATTGTGAAGTGATTAAACATATCTCTTTGTACTGTTTATTTTAAATTTAGAGAGATTCGTTTAAAATGATATAAATCTTATTCCAACAGTTTCTTCACGCTCTCAATAGTATCTGCCAAAACCTTCATATAGTTTGCTTTATCTACTTGCGATAAAATGATGCTTAGCGCCTTCTCAATTGTAGGAACCTCATCCGCATGAAACGTAGTTAAATAATACACTAAGAATGGAATAGAACGCTGATATCCATTATTGCAAAAGACGAGCACATTTCTGCGTCCCTCTTTTTTCGCAAGGGAATCAATAAAGGTACCGCAGCGGCTAAATGCCTCTTTATCGATGGCAGGTGTATGAGTATCGCCATATTCCAGAACAGTATATGGGACACCTTGTATGTTCTTATTCAGCTCATAAAAATCGGCAGACCGTGGCAGAATCGCCACAATATGGCATATATTTTCAGCATCCATCGTTTCTTGCGTAAGCTCCAGCTGTTTATCCGCAAGCAACAGATTCCATATGATATGGAATGTTTTCGAAGGAGGCATAGGCACGATAGGTTCGTGGTACACGCAATACATTTTATATACATATCTGCGATTGTTATAAAGGAAATGAACCGCAGCGGAATTTTTCTTCCAAGGCGGTTCTCCCGGAAGTGAGCCAAATTGGAAGCAAAATTCCGCTGCGGTTTAAAATGGTAAAATCTATAGTATCTATAGTTATATGGATGATTACTCGGCATTCTTAGCTCGGCACCACATAGGTCAGTACTTCGTAGGAGGGAAGGTACCCGTTGAAGACGAAGGACAGACTATACTGAAAGGTGCTGAAAGAAAGACGAAATATAGTCCATCTGCGGTTGAATATTCTACTGAAAAGGAAGCAGTTGCAGAGGAAACTGCACCGCAAATCTATGGCGAGACAGAAGTGGTTGCAGAAGATACGAGTGATAAAATAGAGTGTCAGGCATGTAAGAAGACATTTTCAACGAAGAGTTCTCTGAAACGCCATGAAGAACGTAGTCCGCTATGTGTAAAATGGCGTCCTTATCAATATCTACCACCAGAAATGATAAGAGGTAACGTTATTGATTTGTTAGAGAATATTAAAAAAACAGCACTGTCTGCGGCCGATAATGAACTACAATGTAAGCATTGCTCGACTATCTTTTCAACCAGTGGAAATCTAAATAAGCACTTCAAAACGGCGCTCATGTGTAATCAATATGCGATGGTTACTTTTTTACAGCAGGCAAAGATTCTATCTAGACAATAGATTTGCCTTGAGAACTATCATTTAAACATAGGAATGAATATCCCTATATAGGAATGATATACTATAAGTTGCTACGTGAGTCAGAAAATCATAATGGCTTCCAGTTCAAGGATGCAAGCGCTCTAGAATATGTGAGGCAGAAGAGTATGGTCTCTTCATAGGACTACCGTGATAATAGATTGTACGCGCCGCTTTTTAAAATATTACCAATTTGTAATGAATGCAAACACCAAGAAAGTAGCTGCTACGCTGCGAAAGTTGAAGAGGCTCAGAGTTCCATCTCAGGAGGAGGAAGCTATGAACAACCTCAATATGTTAAAAAAGAGAAGTGTTGAGGCGACTAGTGTGCGCAGAGTGGAGCCTCGTGCGGCGACTAGTGTGCGCAGAGTGGAACCTCGTGCACGTCGTCGTAACATGACCCGTCGTCGCAAGTAGAAGTTATTAACCCCTCATTCTAGATTTTAATATCAAATGACGTTAAAGAGACATGTTTGAGTTCTTGAAATCAAAGCAATTTAACGTACTCTTCAGTTTCCTTCTTGGCTTCGGTATCATGGCTCTTCTACGGCCTATTTGCCATGGCCCTGAATGTCTTATCCAGAAGGCTCCGCCGCTCGAAGAGGTGAATAAGACAACCTATCAGCTTGGTTCAAAATGCTATCAATTTCGGAGTGCAACAGTGGAGTGCCCGAAATCAGGTGTGATTGAACCTTTTGCTGTGCGGGGATAAATTACTGCGCGTGGATAAATTACACTTGAAAAATCGGCTCATAAGTGAGAAATGAGCGGCACACTTATCAGCGATTTAGACACTTCACCGCAGCTCGACGGCGATGGTGACCTGATAAGCAAAATCATGGCGGATATGAATACGGAACCCCCGGCTCAGCAGCAGCAGCAACAGCAGCAGTATTCTTCGGGTGGTGTTATCTCATCGCCGAATCCGAACTCAACGATGCAGCACACAATGGATGCGGCCCCTCCCACAGCCCATCTGATTGGCCACGACCACCCGACAACTGCAGATTTTCAGGCCGCCCTGCAACCGCGTGGCCTTGCTGCACCCTCGGCGGCAGCCGCATGGGACTCTGTGCCTACACGAGCACCTGTAAAGAGGCTTCCGAAGAAGTCATGGATGAACAAGGTATTTGAAGAGATGAAGGTGCCTATTCTCGTCGCATTTATGGTATTCCTCTTCAGTTTACCTTTTGTTAATATTGTAATTGGTACTTACATTCCGTCTTTTGTGAAGAGCACAGGTGAGCTGACAGTTATGGGTCTCCTCGTAAAATCACTCACGGCAGGAGGCACTTTCTGGATTCTACAGCGTGTAATTGTTCCGTTGCTATCTTTATAATTTAGCGGCTCACTTTAGAAGGTTTCATAATGAAGCAAACACTCATTCTACAAATACTAATGGTACTTCTTGTTCTGCATGATTTTATGTACATGCCGCTGGAGACATCTATGCTGACGTTTCTTGGAGCCTTTGCGCTTTATGGCCTCACAGGTGAACTGATAGTTCCGGTTCTTGTCTTATTCTTTTCACCTCTGATTGTGATGTCTGTAAAGCTCTATAAGCAGTCAGAGGGATTTGCTGGGTCACCCAAAACGGCGGAGGATGTCTCCGAGCGTGTGAAGGGTCTTACGGCGAAGAAGCACGAGGAGAAGCATGCCGAGGGGCCCACTGGTGTCTTAGAGAATCCTGAGATTGAGAACTTCCAGACGCTGGATGCGAGTGGAAACAATGCGCCTGGAAATCATACTGCGGATGCGTCCTCAGTTAGTGTCCCTTCTTATGTACAGGGCAAGGGGCGTCTTCTAGTTGTTCCTGAGAACAGTGTTGCGCCTGCAAATTCGGTTGACCGCCCGCCAAAGGAGAATCCTGCGTTAATTACTGGAGCTGATTCTGGTTCTATTCACACTGCGTTAACTCCTGATGCTACGCAGCTGCCTCACGCCCGTTCAGGGTCAGATGCTCACTCTATGAGTGTTGGACCTACCTTAATGTAGATACCTAATAGAGATGGTATTTAGAAACAGAAACATAAACATATGTCCACCCGGTGTATTTTGTATTACACCCGGTATACTTATACTGCTGATGCTGATTGCAATAGGTATAGCAATTTTAGTTCATATGCACATGCCTATGCCTATGTCTATGCTTATGTCCACATCCAAGCAAGAGCCTCAACCTCTTCACATATCGGTTTCAACACCTCCAGTTGAAGATGGGAGATATTCTATGGCGCCGCGGCCGCAGCGAATCTGGAATATGCCTGCTGAAATCCCAACACGCGGAGCACTCGTACCCCCCGACGGTGGCTATATTCTGAATCAGCCTACTCGCGGATTTCCCGAAAGCTACCAGCCTATGGGTGTTCTAAAAACGAATGATGGGCAGCTCCTACCCCTCTATGGTCGTCGCACAGCCTATCGCTCAGACCGTTTTAATTACTACACAAGAACGGATACAAATAATCCTATCCCTCTTCCTATCCAGAGTGGACGCAGGGATTGTCAAGATGACATTGGCTGTGATGAATTAATGAGCGGAGAGGATATTAATATTCCAGCTACGGGTCAAAGTGCGAAGGCAACCCTTTATCGGTTTGATGGTCCTCTTTATGTTCCAGGTCTTGTTTAGAGATGTGCTCAACGGATGGAAACCGTTCATACCCAATAGACCCTCCGAGTTCTATTTCAGTTGACATGTATAATAATATAAGAGATACATTCTCTATTAATTTCAATCTAGGCCAAAGAACTACACGGCCTATTTTTTCAAATACTGCAAATGCTATACTTGACGAGGGCAGTGGTTTATCACCTCCCAGTATTCAGTATAATGGTCTAAGCTATAAAGTTTCTCAGGTACAAGTCACAAGACCTTATAACACAAAGTGGATAGACTCGGTTGTAAAACGTGGGAAAAATGCTGCAGATATGACTATCCTTTTTAAAACCTCCACGAGTACTGCAGACACAAAATATATTATCATTTCAATCCCGCTCTTAAGAGAGCCAGTTTATACAAATGACCCTATCTATCTGCGGGCTCTCTCTGGGCAGGTTGCCACGGGTCCTTACAGCTTATCACAGTTTCTCAACGGTGATTATGCAGTCTACAATACATGCCTAGACCCTTCTAAACTAAATGCTCTTGTTCTTGTTTTCTACCAGGGTCTCTCCGTCAGTGGAACTACTCTGGATGCAATGGCGCAGCATGCTGGAAATAGTGGAACCTGGCCTGTTTTTTTGCCTCCATCGGATGTGACACTCACAACGACGCCTGCCGTTTTTACAGCAGACAGATTTAATACATCTGTTATTGTGAGCAGTCTTACTCAATTACAACAAGGCACTGCGGCCACGAGGGTAGATAAAACGAATGGATATACATGTGTACCTCTTGACCCTGATAGAGATGTATCCAGTGGTAAACTGAGAATTGATACTACAACAGGGCTTCCAAAGCCGATGAATACTATCTTAGCTGAACGAACCTCTGCGATAGGTCCCATGGCTCCAGGAGAGATGGAAATGGCGATTGCCGTCTTTCTTGGTCTATTGATAAGCCTTGGTTTCATTGTTGGCGCAATCTATATATATATTACGTATCAGGGTGAAGTTACATCATCGTTTAGTGAAATACCGACATCTCTCTTTATTGCTCTTCTCTTTACATTTGTTGGTTTTTTGATTGGTGCATTGACTAGATAGGAACAGTTACCGGATTTACCATAAGCTCACGCACCATCTCTAGTGTGGGTTCCACATCTTCACCAAAACGCCCTTTTAAACTACCCGCAATCTTCATCTTAAGTTGATTGAGTTGAAACTCATTCGCCTTTGGATTCTCCTGCTTCACAAGCACCTTCACCTTATCAACAAGCGCAAGCCACGCGCCCTCTGAGATTTCCTTGGAGGGCTGCGGCGCCCAGTCGACACCATCAAGCAGTTCAAAGAGAGTTTCCACCGAATCCTTTGAAATCTTGAAGAAGTCGCGGGTAGGAGTTACACGCTCCCCCATCTTGGAGATTAGCTTATGAAGAGTGAGCAGCTTTCCATCAAGAGTCGTAACCTGCTTTGCGAGCTCAATCTTGAAGGGTGCGAGAACACCTTCTGAGTAGAGTTCATCAGCGCGCTGGTCAGGCTTCTTCGTTGAAGCTCCAATATATAAATACTCAGGGTAGGCAGCATTTGAGAAACAATACACGTATCCAGACATACTTATGAATAGATATGAATATATTTTTTAGACCGTTGTTATTATACAAGCCCATGCTGAATCAGAAACTTATTCGCATCATCGGGAACACGAGGGCTGTCCATCGCCTTCTTCGTATTAATTGTTGAATCTACAGGCTCAAACTCATTCGTCGCATCATCACTCGGCTTGTAAGTGACCATGGGTCCACGCGGTACAGCAGGCTCAGGGTGCACCTCTCCAGGAACAATCGGCGGGGCGGGGGCAAGCTGGGCTTCATAGGAAGGCGGTGTATTAGACGGCACGCTCATGTTAATCACACGCGCTCTGTACTCTGCAAAGAGAGACATGATAGCTAAGAGCAGAACAATAGAACCGACAGGGCTCTTTCGTACAACAAGTAGCAGCAGAACAAGCAGTATTAAAGGAACAAGCGCGTTGCTGAATGACATCTTGTACAGAGTAGTCGGTAAGAAGGGAGCCATTACAAATATAAGAAATGAAACAGCGACAAGACTCATATCCATCTTGTTCATTTTTCTTCTACTATCACTATTTATTATTTTAGCAAGGGGGCTCAAAGTTTTATTACTAAGTTCTAACAGAATGGAAATGGACAAGGCAATTACAACAAAAGGATATGCAATTCGGAAAGCCATCTTGACGCCAGACGAAAAGAAGCGGATAGAAACGGAGCTGAAGGTTGCACCCATCGTACATCGTAGTTATCAAGGAAAGGACGACATGTCTTTTCGTATTTATAAGGAGTCACCAGAGCGCTACTATCTTCCTCGGCGCTGGGGTCAGGATGTATTCGGTCCAGCCAAAGCAAATATTATTCCAGACGGCACACCTCTCTCAGAGGAAGCGAAGGTCTTTAAAGGAACTCCTTATGAGTATCAGACAGCGATTATTGATAAATTTGTAGCCGGAACTGCTGGTGGTGGTCTCATCTGTGTACCTTGTGGTCGTGGAAAGACATTTATGGCCATTGCAATTGCTGCAAAACTCGGTAAGCGTTTTATGGTTGTAGTTGATAAGGAGTTTCTTATGAACCAGTGGAAGGGCGAGATTCAAGCTCTTCTTCCTGGCGCCAAAATCGGTATTCTGCAAGGTGAGACTCATCAGTATGGAAGTGAGACCATTGTTGGAAAGCCCCTTACGCTGACAGAGCTCAAGGAGAAGGCACGTGCAGCTGGTCTCAAAGTAGGCGGTACACGTGATGAACTAGCAGCAAGGTTAACAGAGGCAAATATAGATATAAATCCTAAGACTGAGACAATCGAATATGATTGTACTCTTTGTATGATACAGACTATCTGTAAACAGGATTTCCCAGCAAAGGCGTTCAGCGACTATGGATTTACTATCTTTGACGAGTGCCATCACTTAGGCGCTCAGCATTTTTCAAAGGCCCTACTGAAGATTCAGACGAAGACTATGCTTGGTCTTTCTGCAACTCCCAAGAGAGAAGATGGGCTCACGAAAGTGTTTGAGTGGTTTATTGGCGAGCCTGTCTACTGGGAGAAGATTCGCGAACCTGATGCGAGTGTAATTGTCCAGCCTGTCTATGTGACCTCTAAGGATGCGGCATATGTAGATATTCCTGTTAATTGGAAGCAGGAACCTATTATGGGGAAGCTGCTCACAAATGTTGTTGAATGTGAGGAAAGGACATCACAGATTAGCGATATGATTAAGGAAATCTGCAAGGATGAGCGGCGGCGCATTCTCGTGTTGAGTGAACGTATCTCTCATTTGAATGCGATTGAATCGCTAATCGCTGGAATTACAACTGGTTATTATATTGGAGGCATGAAGGAAGAAGAAAGAGAGGCGGGTGCAGCAACTGCACAGGTTCTTCTTGCAACCTATGCGATGGCAAGTGAGGCCATGAATATTAAGACGCTGAACTGTGTTATACTTGCCAGTCCGCGGAAGAATGTGGAACAGAGTACTGGGCGCATTCTTCGTGTACAGGCAAATAAGAGGGTTGTTGCGCCGCTGATTGTCGACATTGTGGATGTACACGGTGTGTATCGTTCGCAATGGCGTAAAAGATGTATTTATTATCGGAAGTGTAAGTACACTATTTCAGAGGACGGTGAAGAAGGTGCTGTAGACGAGACTGTTGAGATGCGTGCAGCAGAAGAGAATGGCTGCCTGTTTAGCGACGATTAGCCTTCTTGCTCTTCTTGCTCTTGCTCTTGCTCTTCTTGCTTTTGCGTCTCATGCTGCGGCCACCACCTGTCTTGAGACAAGCCTGGTTCATCGCCTTCGCCTCATACGGAATCTCGATACGAATAGGAGCGCCTACGCTATTAACCGCTGAACCAGCCTGACTAGCATATCCAGCCGTGGGTGCATAGTACGCTAAATTGTCACCGCCGAGAGATGCACCCGTAAGCGGCTGTGCACCTCCACCCTGTATAAGAGGCGGCTGCGTAACAAGTGCGTGCGGGCCAGGGTTGTAGGTATTCTGTGTACCCGTCTCGGCCGCAATGCGGCTAAATGTGGGGTATGTAGACGCCCACGGAGCACCACCTACTATTTGAGGGTCAACATGAGCAAAGCCATAGCGACCGCCACTCTGTCTATGCCTACGCCTGCCGCCTGATAAACCGGGAAGGCCCTTGGGACCAGCATAGCCCATTATATCGGACTTTCCACCGGCAAGGCAGTCAGGTGTAAGCTTTCCACCGAGAGGAACAATCTCCATTCCATAGTTATTTATGAGGCCGCCCGTGATGGGCGCGCCCATGGCGTACGCACCGCCATTTTGCTTGCGACTCTTTTTAGAAGTCTTTCTAGAACTCTTTCTGCTCTTAGGCATTCTCTACTTAATACCAACAATTTGATATCTGCCGAAATCAGCCTGCCATTCCACTTCCACAGGAATACGCTTTTGCTTGGCCGCATTCAACTGCCGACTGAGTGCAAGCTGCTGAACAGCTGCACGTCCAATCGGTGTATTGTCTTCTAGGAAAAGGTCATACACATCAGGTAGACTCTCAAGAGGGACTGCGAATGCACTCGACTTCGGCTTAATAGAAGTATCTGTATGATGGAGAACAGGCGCGTTTGTACGAAACATAGGCGCCTCAGCAACTCTCGCAGCAGGCTGTGCTGGGCCTGCAACAGGCGTCTCAAGCTGGAACCAGAAACGCCGCTTGCCTGCCTGTTCAGGAATTAAGTCAACGCTAAAACAGCGTTCAACTGTCGCCAAAGATGCTAGCGGCTTCGGGTTTGCCACAGAGACTTGAATACCGCCCATTAGCCTAGCATCAGGTGTCCATGATTCCTCCACAAAACGCCGCATGAAAGCACGCCGCTCGGAGAATGGCTTCTGGTTATAGATATCCTCCCCCTTCCAGACCCATACGTCCTCTAGACGAAGAGTGTGCTGAATTTTATCAAGAGTTGCGGCAATAAGTGTACCCCCGCCATCTCCCAGCGTGACATCTACACGCATCCGCATAACCCACGCTGGAATCTTCTTATTTTGACCACTCGGCCGTGTCATCATAAATACTGGGGGCTGCTTGTTTAAAAAGAGGAGAAATCCAGGGTCTGACCTGGACTCATTCTCCATAACAAAGAATGTTCCCCTCTTAAGAATTGACTCCTTATCTGGCTGGAGCCTTTGCCGAATACAACTATCCTTGACACGTGTTTCCACGAACTGGGTTGCCAGTTCGTGTAAAGACGTATTCGCAAACTTCAACTTTACTGCAGTCATGTCACGGTGCGATGAACGCAAGTTACCATCACCAGAATCAAGGTCACCCATTTTTCTATATTGTAAGGCGCTAAATCTTTAGACCAATAATGCCGTCACGACGTTAAAAAGCGGCATACTCTGTATCGCCAAGCGTATCATTCGCAGCAATTCCCTTCATGAATTCCCCGCCATTCTGCGCCATCTCAGGTACAAAGGTCTGTATAGCATCAGATGTAACACGTGTCTCATTTGAAGCGACGCCACTCATTACAACAGAGCGCGTATCAGTGGGCTTGACACCAGGGCTAAATAGGCGCTCAGGGTGGCGCAGATTGTCCTCCATCTCGTTTGAACCACTCGGGTCATCCAGAGGGTCTCTGGCAACTACAACCGGAGGTGCAACTTCTTCACCGGCAGTAGCTTTTGCATTAGGTGAAGTAGGTCCAGCGGGTGCTATCACACGAACAGGTTCAACGGGGGGTTGCTGCTGAACCCAAGGAGCCTCAGCTACGAAATTATCGACTTCAAAGTATGATGCTGAATAGGCCTTAAAAACAAGATACATTACAAATAGACTTACCGCGATAGCAAGAGCTATCAGTACCTTCTGAAACATCTACACTAACGTGAAAAAACAAAAGGTCAAGAGAAACCGGAGGTCTAAATAAAAATATTAGTACTAATTATATGTCAACAGACGCTACACAACAGAGTGTAATGGTTACTAAAGAATTTACTGTTTTACAGGCACTTGCGACCCACTTTCTTGCAAATAAGACATTAAGTGCCCCTGTTCTTCTTTCTCTCGCCGCTGCCTTAGCCTCTGAGGTAAACAGTGTGAAGACATTATCTGTCGTGGACAAGAAGCAGCTTATATGTGATATTGTCGATTCATCTCTTAATGCTGCGTTAGTAACTGCAAAGCTTGGTGTCGGCTCACCGGCTCTTTCAATTGCAGATGACGAGGTTATTGGTTTAAAGTATGTCGTTAAGAATGTAATACCTCATTCGATTGACCTGCTTTTTGCTGCTTCAAGTGGTCAGCTGAATCTTAAGACTGCTGAGGCGTCATGTTGGTCATGTTTATCATTTGCGAATGTGCGTGGTCCTGCCTGGGACGCTGCGGACGCCTTACTCCATGCGGCTTCAAAGGGCGCCCCTGTTGCTGCTGTGGCTGCTGCAGCTGTCGCTGCGGGTGTACCTGCCGAGGTTGTTGCTGCTGCAAAGGATGCTGTTGAGAAGATTGTTGACCTCTCTGGTGTAACTGTTGAGGTTGTTGCCGCTGTTGAGAAGATTGTTGACCTCTCTGGTGCTGTTGCTGCTGTTGAGAAGGTAGTGGACCTCTCTGGTGCACCTGTTGTTGCTGCTGTAGTTGACCTCTCTGGTGCTGCGACTGTTCCTGACTGGTCTGCACCTGCCAACCCGGTATCGTAAAATGTTTTGCAGAAACTTCATAGAGAGGAAATGTCTCTATAGAAATTGCATCTCTATGTATTAATTCACATATATCAACCTCTTCGTGAATACTACCATCTTCTTTAATGACTCTTTCAAGAATATGATAGCATATCCAATCATCATTAATTAGAAATCCTACATGAGAGCCAAAATTATAGACAGCAACTTCCCCTTGTGCTTGTTTATGTGCTGTGTTCTCTGTAACAGGTGTCCATATGTTCTTCATTGAATACCCTACATGTAAAGTTGACAACTCATTTAAGCGCGAAGAATGTATTCAAGGAAAGATGAGTAAACCAACAGCTCAATGTATCAATCTCACACAAAAGGCTGAGGTAAAGCAGGCGCGAATCACTCTTCAAGATGGTAGTCTCACTCTAGAATGTGTAAAGCAGTATATGAAGAAGAAGGACATGCCTGAAATTCTAGGAACGTATCGCTATAAGACATACATTCTTACACTCTTTGGATATACAAGCGGCAAGGCTGGAAATGAAAATAAGCACGAGCTACCGCCGCCTCTCGATTCCAATCTCTGTTTTGGAGACATTCTTCTCGTAGCTTCAACGCATCCCACCGATTACACAAAGCCTGTCACATTTAAGACAGAAGAGTACGAGGCCTTCTACACAAAGGCCTTTGGTGGTTTTGAGGACTTGGATTCTGAGGACGAGGAGGATGAGGATGATGAGGAGGAAGAGATTCAGGAGGAGAAGGAGAAGAATATCGTAGATGACGAGGATGCTGATGAGGATGAAGTCGAAGATGATGTGGAAGAGGAGGCTGAAGTTCCTGCAGATGCTCCAGAGATAGAGATTGAGGAGGAGATTCGGCCTGTGAAGGTTAGTAAGAAGAAGCGCGCGGCTGCGGCGGCTGCACCAGGTGCGTCTCAGATTCTTCACATTGCAAAGGAAGAGCATTTGTCGGATAATCTAGATGCAGATGAGTACCCCATTCGTCTCGCAACAATTGAGCAGATTGATGTACTTCTGAACAAGAATTCCATCGCCGATATTGACACGACGGTTCTTGAAATGGCCATTTATAATGCAACCATTACGGAGGCGCTTACGCGCCATGTGACGTGTCACTGGAAGAATACACTCTTCCTGCATATCTACCAGACGAAGGTCAGGCATATTCTTGGAAACTTGATTCCTAGTACGTATGTTGAAAATACGAAGCTGCTCGCCGAGCTCCGTTCTGGAAAGTACACGCTAGACACACTTTGTAGCCTAGACACCTATACAATCTGCAATGAGCGGTGGCGTGATTTCATTCACCGCCGAGGTCAGCGGGAGAAGAGGCAGCTGGAGGGTAATAAGGCGATGGCAACCGACCAGTTCTATTGCGGCCAGTGCCACAAGCGTGAGTGTACTTATTATGAGATGCAGACGCGCTCTGCAGATGAGCCTATGACTATCTTCATCACATGTTTGAACTGCGGAAAACACTGGCGTCAGTAAAGCCGCAATTGTAATATAATGGAGACGCCCCAGGCTCAGAATGTTATTAAGGTAAAGTTAATCGGTAATGATACGGAGAAGTGGCCGATGATTAACGAGCTCTGGGACTTCTACAACAAGAAGGGTATTAAGACAGTTTTTTTCAGTGTAGGCAACACCTCTTCGGCTTATGTTGATTTAGAGGTTGCTGAGACGCTGGGCTGCCCTATCAATCTCTTTGGCTGTAGCGATGAGACTATGCAGAAGTGGGAGGAGGTCAAGCAGATTCTCAAGAGCAGAAAGCGTCCGGATACGGCGGCTCTGTTTTCTGAGGGCGCTGAGACAAAGTGGGTACTTCCTAAGAATATTCGCTTCTACCCTGATGTCCCTTCTTTCAATACATTCCAGACTGCTGTTCAGCAGGTGATATCGTCAATGAACTTAACCGAGGAGCGCATTGATGTGCTGAAGGTTGCTCTTGGAAATGGGGCTGAAAAGGCCTTTGTCTATGCCTTGATGGATTCTCCTTATCGTCCCGGCCTCTTACTTGTTCAGTGGTCATTAATGCCTGACACTGACCTTCCTACAACTCTCTGCGCTGGCCATCTGCAGACGTGTGGTTACACACTCATGGCAAACAAGGAAGATAAGTTCCTCTATCATTACAATGATAGATGTATGTATGAAATATGCTCTTGGGAGACAAATAAGACGGAGAATCCTATGATATCTGAGGTTGTAGCTGCGACAACTGCTGGAAACAGTCTTACGAATTGACACCGTTAAAATTATTTAGTAAAGTAATCCTCATAACATAACATAAGAGACATATGTTTATTTATAGACTACGAACTTGCGCCTATCTTCTTACAGTTATATATCCATATAAGAATAACGAAACCGTTATTACAGAAAATGTTATAAAAAAGGAGAAGGAGATGTTAAATGAAAGTGAAAAAATTACTATTACATCTCCTCTTCACGAAAAGCGAATATTATTGCTTCTCGTGAAAAAACAAATGATTGGTCGCAGGGCGTATTCGGATATTACAAAAGTAAAACCTTCAAATAGGGAGACAAAACTCTATGAAAATCACAAACAAAACATTGAAGTCAAGTAATACAGAAATACAATTACCCGAATCTGCGAAATCAATCAAACCTGGTGATAATTTTTATAAACATATTAATGGTCACTGGTTAAATAGAACTTCAATTCCCCCCTTTAAAAGCTCATACGGAATAAGCGAAGAGGTAGAAAGTTTAATCGAGCAGCAACTCTCGGTTATTTTACATAAAAGCTACACATTTGCTGAAAAAGGTGAGAAAGCGTCAACAAAGCGTGAAAAAATGATGGATGTGATAGGTCGTTTTATGTTATCTAGCTTACGCGAAAGCGAGCAGCATAATAGTGTTGAGTTTCTGCAAAAAAACCTTAGAAAGTTGGTTTGCATACGAGGTGCTGAAGATGTTGGTAATTACCTTGGCACTTTTAATCGCTACGGGATTTCTACTATTTTAACCTTGAACGTTTCTCATCGTCTGAATCCAGATGAATATAGTTTTGTAATTGGAAAGGGCAGTCTCGGTCTTCCAGATATTAGTTACTATAATGGGACAGGTCCAGGTAAGACGCAGACTCTGCTTGCATATGTAAATCTATGTGGAAAAATCAGCAAGGAGTTACATATTGAAGATGTGCGCGGTGCAGTACAAACAGAGGCGATTTTAGCTGGAGTCATGGATAAATACACGGATGATTCGTACGAAGATATAAAAGGTGAGACTCTACACACTATTTTTCCAAATTTTCCTTGGGATAACCTGTTTGAATCGTATGGTTCCACAACACTCTGGAAACGAAAGATTATTCGGATTTATAATGTGAAATGGATAAAATATCTTGAGAAACTATTCAAGTCATGGACATCCGAAGCCTGGACGAATCTTTTTTCTCTTCACATGATTCTTTATTCACTCCCAGTTCTACCCTCACCCTATGATACTCTGCATTTTGAGTTTTTCGGAAAGAGGCTGCGTGGCCAGGTCGAAAAACCACCTCGGTACCAAATGACCATGAATCTGTGTAAAACAATTCTGCGCATTCCCTTATCCTATCTTTACATTGAAGACTACATTCCCAAGGATATGAAGGAGAAAGCCACGAAGTTTGTACAGACAATTCAGAAACATACAATCAAAAATATAGAGACAACAGATTGGTTAGAGGAACCTACACGTAAAACAGCAATTACAAAAATAAAAGATATGACTCTAGGTATTGCATATCCCGCTTCTTTTCCTCCTATAGAAATCCCCTATCTAATTACCAATAATTTCTTAGAAAACATGTTTTTATTGGCTGAAATGAATACCGTTGCAATGATTGCTAAGTTATCAGGTAGTACTGCGGAGATATGGGATGAAACTCCATATACTGTGAATGCATATTATTTTAATGAACGCAATCGGTTTCTTCTCCCCGCGGCATCCATCCAGTGGCCATTTTACTCCCAGTCAAAAGAGAAGATTGGCTGGAATTATGGAGGGTTGGGTGCTATCATAGGGCACGAAATTACACACGCGTATGATTTGGATGGCAAGGAATATACTGGAACAGGCGAGAAGAAGAATTGGTGGACACGCAAGGACAATCTAGAGTATAATAAACGTGTTGATAAATTAGTGAAATTATTCGACTCTGGAAAAATATTAGGTCATCCTGTGGATGGAACACTGACAATGTCTGAAAACTTCGCTGATTTAGGAGGCCTCTCTATTGCACTGGATGCACTCAAAGAAGAACTGAAGGGAGAGTCTGCCACCGAGGTTAAAAAACAGATGCGCGACTTTTTTGTATCCTACGCTGTTTCCTGGAGAGTCAAAGAAAGGGCCCGCAAAGTGATTCAGGGTCTTTTCTTAGATGTACATGCACCTGCTGAACTGCGTGTAAATTATATTGTCAGCCAGTTTGATGACTGGTATGAGTTATTTGGAGTTGTCACAGGAGATGACCTCTATATTCCGCCTGAAGAGCGGATAAAGATATTCTAGACAATTACAACAAGGTCTGATAGCCGCCAATACTCAAACGTTCCATCGGGCATCGGCCGTTTGAGAAGAAACGGGAGGCGACGCTGTTCCAGCTCAAGGTGAGCAATCTCTAGAACATTCGTCACATGCTCAGGAACATCGACATAAGCCCGTGCACCCTGTGAGAGCTGATTTGCGCGAAATCCAAGAATCTTGGTCTTCTCGAAAATTGTCAGGAATGGCTGCGAACGATGGCCAGGGTCAACAACTGCCTCGGTGTCAGGTAGAGCAACACGGAGAGGAATCTTCGGTGCAACAGTGTCTGAGTAATCCAAGATAGATTCAGGGTGAAACTTGTAGAGGACCTCAAGCGGCTCAGGGAGAGCTGCACGCTCCTCTTCCTGCTGTGTCTCCTCAATCGCAGCAAACTCCTCCGCAACATCCACATCTCCCTCTTCGTATACGGGTTCTTCGTCTGCCATTTTCGTTGTCTTATAAGAAAATAGAAAAACTTTGTTCCAATTTTACCGGTCCCCTAAATTTGACTTAAGAACTTGCTTCGTAGAATGTATAAGAATGGCAGCCCCTCTCCCCGTTTCGTATGAATCTTTTGACTCTATGGGTCTCCCTACCAACCTACTACGCGGTATTTATGCTCATGGTTTTGAGAAGCCCTCTCCTATTCAGCAGAAGGCCATTGTTCCCATTAAGAATGGGAATGACATTCTGGCCCAAGCCCAATCAGGTACGGGTAAGACGGGTGCTTTTAGTATAGGCGCTATGTGCCATATTGACCCTGAACTGAAGAAGCCGCAGGTTCTTGTTTTGGTTCCCACACGTGAGCTCGCTCAGCAGATTGAGTATGTTGCAACCCACCTTGGAAGCTATCTTCCTCTCAGCGTGTATTCAGCTACAGGTGGAACCCCTCTGAATGCTGACCTCAAGGCGCTGGAGCGGGGTGTACAGTATATTGTTGGAACTCCTGGTCGCATTTATGACCTCATGCACCGCAATGCTCTCCAGAGGCAGCATATCAAGGTGCTTATCATGGATGAGGCGGACCAGATGCTGGAGGACCGTTTCCGTGAGCAGGTGATGTGCATTCTTGGTCTAGGCTTTTCCAAGGACACACGCGTGGCGCTCTTCAGTGCCACGATGCCTAAGGAGGTTGTTGAGTTTGCGGAGAATCTCCTTCAGAATCCCATGCGTATTCTGATTCCTCCTGAGGAGGTTACGCTCGAGGGTATCAAGCAGTATTTCGTTGAGCTGCAGCGTGAGGATTGGAAGTATGAGGTCCTCTGTGACCTCTACCAGCAGCTCAATATTAACCAGGCGATTATCTATTGCAACAAGCGACAGAAGGTTGAGTGGCTGGCTGAGAAGATGTCAGCGCAGGGCTTTCCACTCTCCTTCATTCATGGAGATATGGATGTCGAGGAGCGCCGCCGCCGCATGACAGATTTCCGCAAGGGTGGAATTCGTGTTCTTATTAGCACTGATTTGCTTGCCCGTGGTATTGATGTACAGCAGGTAAGCCTTGTAATTAACTATGAGCTTCCCATCCAGCGCGAGAACTATATTCACCGCATTGGTCGCTCGGGCCGCTTTGGCCGCAAGGGAGTCTCAATCAACCTCCTTCTGCCCGAGGAGGTTAAGCTGATGAAGGATATTGAGGCCTTCTATTCAACCAATGTTGTAAATCTACCCGAGGACCTGGCGGGTATCAGTCTGTAGCTCCCGTAGCGGTTGCAGCAGGCTCGCGTATATCATGACGGCATACAGGGCAGTGCACATTTTCCTGAAACCAAGTATCGATGCATCCTCTGTGAAATGAGTGACGACAAACATTCAATGAACGTTTTTCATTGCCCACCTCGTATCCATCTTGGCAAATTGCACAAACATCAGTTATTGGCGTAGATACTGCAGCAATCGTTGTTGCAGCATTAATCTGTTGAACTGTAGGTCTGACAATTACATTCGTCATGGGCGGCATGGGTATGGGTATGCCACCAAGAAGCGCATCAAATAGATTAAAGAGGCGTTGGTCACTCATGTTGTAGCGTGCCTGGTCACCAGCATCTGCAGCAGGAGGTGGGCGGTTTAGATTATTCATCACTCTGGTGTGAATGTTTACAGGCACCGTCTCATTAAACGTGTGACGTACACCCGTGGGAGGAGTGTAAAAGAAATCGGCTCTGGGTTGAAAAGCCGGTGTCCGCCGCTGGCTTTCACGATATGCATGTAGACCCCGTGAAAATAAGTCAAATCTCTGTCTTGTCTGCGACTGTACATAGCCTAAAACCTGCGGTACAGAGGTAAACGAGGAAGTATTATAGAGGAGGTCAGGGAAGTAATTATGAAGGTCATCTAGTAACCCTACGCCATACAGATTCTCGTAGCTATTGTTCATCTCTTCTTCTGATGGTGATGCTAAAAGTGAAAAAAGACCGAGTCCACATAAAATTGAGACTTCAAGTTTTTATATGGTCCATACAACAAGAATGACAGACGAGAAAAAGGGTGTCGTGGGTCTGAAGAATCTGGGTCTCACATGTTATGCAAATGCGACACTTCAGTGTCTCCGCCATATTGAGCGTGTTCCTTGGATTTTCACACAGGGACGTTATGATACTCTTCTGCGGAAGGATGCTACCGGGAAACGTCTTCTTCAGCAGGAAGTCAGTAAGTCATTCGCAGATATAATGCAAATGCAGGAACAGGGAAAGAGTCCTGGGGTTCTGCGTCCCGCAGGTTTCTGGAATTCTATGCGAACCTCTGTAAATGGCTCAGCCGTGTATGGACACTTTGCTCAGACAGCACCGCATGATGCACATGAGTTTCTTATGTATATGCTGGAAACACTCCATGAGAGCGTTTCTATCTCTGTTGATATGCAGATTATGAAGAGTCCTCCTACAACCGAATCTGAGAAGCGAGTTGTGGAGGCTCTGGAAGTCTGGAAGAAGGAGTTTTCAAAGGAGTACAGTCCTCTTGTTGACCTCTTCCATGGTCTTCTTCATATGCGCACCCGTTGTCTGCGCTGCGGCTCAGATAGTCATCGCTGGGAGACGTTCAATACACTGAAGGCAGCTGTACCCACGAGGTCAGCAGAGAATGATGCGAATCCTGTTGACCTTATTGCCATGATGAAGGAGGAGATGAAGAGTGAGGATATTGAGGGATATTCATGTGATAAGTGCTCGCCGACTCGCACCATGGCGCGACGTGAGACGGGTATCTGGCGCCTTCCCCAGACGGTTATTATCTGTCTCAAGAGGTTTACCTATGATGGGCGCAAGATTCATACGCGTGTGAAGGTGCCAACAGTGAATCCTCTGACTCTGAAGGACCTCTTCTCAGAGGAATCTCCTGAGAAGGAGGCTGTCACTGAGTACACTCTTCGAGCCATTGTTGACCATCATGGTGGCGCGGGTGGTGGACATTACACGGCTCAGTGTAAAGATAAACTGAGCAGTGCATGGTATGTGTATGATGATGAGAATGCGCATCCGATTCAGGCGCCTATGATTGGCGAGTCAACCTACGTCCTCTTCTGGGAGCGCGACCCTTCTGCGAAGCGGCCCGTCTAGTACCACCCTTTAGTTTTGTCTTAGAGTTAACTATACGTGTATATGTGGTTGTGCCACTACGTGGTAGCTGGGGCTTACCCGTAAACCATCTTGCTAATGAAAAAGTCTGTGTAGGTGCCTTATTAGGTGTCTTATTTTTCTTTGTTCCCCAGTTTTTAGCGCCTTGCTGAGACATCCCTAAAATAGGTTGCGAGATTTTTTGGGGTAATTTACCAAAATCATGAAATTTAATCCCCGGCGGTGTTTAACCAAAAATGCTCCCCATGCGTATTTTTGGTTAAAGACTTCTCTATTTCTACTGTAGAATGGAAGAAGGATTTGTGAATGAAGCGCAATATGCCCCCTACAAGTCTTGGCCTTTGCCTCAGTCTGAGATTGAGACATTTAACTATGGTTCTCTTGCCGAGTCTAAATCACTCGCTGAATTAGAAGCTGATGAAGAGAATAGAAGAATCAAACAGACCGCCATATTAACAGCAGAAGTTGAAAAAACCAATGGTGTTATTGAGTTTACCAGTAAATTAATTAAAAAAATGGAGACTTATAAAGATATAGCTAGAGTTATAAAACTTCCTGTTGAAATCATGATTGGACAAGAGCCAACTGATTTTGTATCTGATTTATCAAATAACATTTATGAAAAAGATGACTTGTTTGATGTATCCTCTGTTGATTTATCTGGAGCAGCTCTATTTGGACACATAAATGCAGAGATGAATACTTTATATGCAGAGCTTTACGAAAAGAAAGAGATAGACGAAATAATACCTATTGTTGGATTTTCAAATGATACCACCATCTACGCCTCTATTAAGAAGGATTTGAACTGGCAGATTTCTACACCATCAGTTCACAGACAAACCTGTGAAGTTAGAGGATTTCCACCTTCTATTCCACAAGACCAAGAAGAGGAGGATGTGCCTACCGATTTCAAATGCAATGGCTGTAGTAAATATTTCGCAACAAAGGGCTCTTTAAAGAGGCACCATGAAAGGAAACAGAGCTGCAAAGAGATTTGTGAAAAGAAAATAGAAGAAACTTTCACAGGTCCCTATATTGTAGATTGGGTTGAGACTGCTCTGAAGACGGCGATTTCAGGAACTTTTAGCACACCCCTCTGTAAATATTGCGATATTGAGTTTGCAAACAAATCCAATCTCAATAAGCATTTGAGTAAATCGACCGCGTGCGATACATTAGCGAAGCGCGCCTTCTTAGAGTTGATTCGTAAGTCTCTAGAGTAAGTCGGCAAATGCCTCCACCTTACCCGTGCCCAAAAACGTAGTCTCTACACGACCCGCCCATCCATTGTCGCCAATTACGCGGAAATGAACGTGCGGCTTGAGCTCACCCTTGAGAGGTACGACATAGGAGCGCGGCGTACGCACCTTCAGCTTTGCATCACCCTGCGCATCCGCAATTGCAACACCTGCATTATCATACTTATCATAGGCAACCTTGTAGTCTCCCAGCGCCTCTCCACGTGAAGGCTCAGATGCCCAGTAGACAACCTTCGCATTAGGGACCGTACGAACCGTTATCTCCTCGGATGCACCCTGCGGTGTCTTCAGTGTCAGGGCGCCAACGGGGAAAACAGTCGGGGCTAGGAACGGCAGGTAAGTATCACGGCGGAAGAAGAGAAAGACAGCTGCGAGGCCTACAAGTACATAGACTGAACGAGCAAGTAGACCCTTTCCTAAGACAGCTGCTACTAAATCCTTCTGTGCGACGCCAACGGAGAGCCAGTTCAGGCCGCCAACTAAAACAAGCGCAGTCGCGACGATTGTTATCCACTTCCATGCAACGATGTTATCAGCGCACATTTCTTCTGTATCCTTAGAAATGAAATCACCCCCTTGCACACAGAATCGATGGGGGTCGGGTACCACGTGTGAAAAAATACCGGATACAGATTCTTCAAAAGAGGTGAAGGCTAGACTTGCCGCAGTGATGGCGGAACGGTCCAAGCAAGACTCTATGTGGTTGGAAACTCCAGCTACAGAGAGCAAAAAAGAAATAAATAAGACTACTAATACTAATACTAATACTAAATCTACCGTGATAACTAAAAAATAAGGAAGCTTTTGAGCTTCCTTATTTTTAGTTTATCACTCTAATAGTCGTTGGACATTAAGTCACGACGTTACGCATAGAGGTGAGTGATGCTATCATTCACAACCTTCTTCTTCAGGAACATATCCACATGCTCCTTCTTGACCACGAAGGGAAGCTGGAAGTTAGGAATGTGAAACGGTAGGTCCTTGCTGTTGAAGATGCGCAGCATATTCACCTTCTGGGCAATCTGCTCAATGCAGCGCTTCAGCTCACGCACACCACTCTCCTCCCTGGCATGCTCCTCAATCAAATGCTGGAGAACCTCCTTTGACATACTGACCTTCTCATCCAGATTGACCTCCTTCAGAGCGGCGGGTACAATGAAGTTCTCAGCAATTGCGAGCTTCTCCTTCGCGTTATAGCCCTGGAGATTGACAACCATCATACGGTCGAGAAGAACACGGTCAATGTTATTCAGGTTATTACCACTGAATGCGAACATTGCCCTGCTCAAATCAATCGGAACACCCGCGAGGTACTTATCCTCAAACTCGCCATTCTGCACTGAATCCGTAAGGTGAATCAGGAGATTCTGCACCTCCTCTCCCTTCGCTGTCGCTGAAATCTTGTCGAGCTCATCGAACATCAGAACCATTGACATGCTCTTTGCAGAAATCAGAGAGTTTACAATCTTACCACAGTGACTACCCTCATAAACGACCTGGTGACCCGTGTAGGTTGTAGCATCACTATCGCCGCCGAGGGAGATGAACTGGAAAGGCCACTCGAGAGCCTTTGCAATACCATTCTTAATCAGACTCGTCTTGCCAATACCAGGAGGGCCAGCAAGAAGAAGACTGAGTCCACGCGCAGTCGGGTTGGAAATCTTTGTTGCAATGAACTGGAGAATCTGGAGCTTGGCCTCCTGCTGCCCATAGATAGCCTCACCAAGACACTGGGTTGCACGATTCATAAAGGCTGCGCACACCTCACTGCCATCACCAATCTTCGCAGGAATCTCCTTGTAGATACCGAGAGGGAGACTGGTCAGCTTCTCGAGCCATGCGCGCAGCTTGAAATACTCGCCTGAGCTGGAATCAAGAGTCTGGAGAGAATTGTACTTGGCAATCACCATACTCTGCGTATCCTCAGGAAGCTTCATCGTGAGAATCTTGAACATGAGATTCTGGGATGCATCGTTCGCAGGACGGCGCTCAAGGGCCTTGACGAGAGCCTCCTGCTTCTCAGCCGTGAGCGTCTTGAACTGGTCAATCTGGTCATCAATCGTGTTCTCCTCAACAGGATTCGTGACCAACTTGAAGAACTTCTTGACGATATCAGTCTCCTTCTTAATATTGTAGCGCTTCGGAGTCATCCGCTCGGCGAACATATTCTCACTGAATCCTCCGATATTGATGCTGATACCAGAGGGGCCATCCTCGTCCTCCTCATCATCCTCATCATCCTCATCATCTTCCTCTTCCTCCTCATCATCCTCCTCCTCCTCTGACTCTTCTGACTCCTCTACAACCCTGTTCTTAGAGCGACGCTTGGTCTTAGGAGGCTCCTCTTCCTCCTCTTCCTCCTCATCCTCTGTCTCTTCCTCCTCAGACTCCTCGACGACCTTATGCTTAGAGCGACGCTTAGCCTTGCGAGATTCATCCTCCTTCAGCTTCTGCGAAATGCGCTCACGAGCCTTAATGGCGGCCTTGCGAGAAGCACGACGAATCTCAGTCTTCTGCTCGGGGGTCAGGGTAGAATCATCGGTGTCAGTCTCGTCATCCTCATCCGTGTACACGATGAGACCGCGAATATTGCCACGGCTGTCGACACTATCATCGTCATCATCATGATGAGCGGCTCCGCCCTTCTTCACAGAGTTCTTGCGTACAGGTTGCTTGCGACCGGGGGCCTTGTCCCCACCGTCGCCAGCCTCCTTCTGGTTTCCACGAGTCTTAGGCATCCTATTTGAAATGGGGTTCTTCATATTATCTAAAACGCGTTTATGAAAAAACCTAGGATTGCCTCGTTCGTCAATTTTTACTTGCGGTTAGCACGGCTCTTGCGCTCCTGCTTACGTGTGCCGCGGCGGTTCTGTCTCTTGCGGCGCGTCATGTTGGTTACCGTCTTGTTCACACGACGAGAGGCGGCCATACCAAGGCCGTTCGCGCCCCTGAGAATGCGCTGGACAATGTTACGCCCCGTATTCGTAACAGTTCCAACCGCATTGCTCGTAAAACGGAGAGCCTGGCTTACAGGGGCATATACACGGGATACAAGTCTTACCATTTTTTTCTATAGTATACTAGGATTTTTTATTTACCGTCGTGATATGCATACCCCCATTAGTTTCCCCTTACCTTCAGAATATCACGTATATCCATAAGAATAAAGCCCGACTTTGGTGAACAACTTATATATGCATCTTTGTTGGTCTCTAGTTTTTCATAGAATTTCATAAAGAGAGGTGAAATCGTATCGCGTGCCTTCTTTGAAAAGCTGCTCGTACGCCCCTTAAATACGCTGCTCATCTTCAGCAGACAATCCGTATACTCTTCTACAAGAACGCGCTTCTCGGGTAGTTGTGCTGTTGTTTCCAGTAGAGTAATCAACTTATTAAAGGTTGAAGACAAGATAGGGAGCGGTAGAATCTCCTGTTTGACTAGCTCTGATAGAAACTGACTATAGCCAAGACGATACTTCTTCTCTGAATTTTTCTGTACAAAGCTTGCATAATCTACAGCGCCCTCTTCCGTAATCTCCTCAAATATTTCTAAATAATTGTCACTGAGTAAATTCATCTCTTCCAGAATGACCGTATACTTGGTTGAAATTTCAGAAAGTAACTTTGCGTAGAGAGGGCAGAAGATTTCCTCGGAGGCTGCCTTCTTGAAGACAAGGCGCATGAAATCACGAACAAACTCCTGGAGGTCTGCCTCTCCACCACCCAGAATCTGATATAGAAAGTCTCGTACATCAACATAAGTCGCCTGACTAAACTTATTTAACTTCGAGAGAATGATATTATTGAGAATCTTCTCTTCAACCGGTTGACTGCTATTTTTGAATTTACTTTGGTAACGCCCTGCAATACTCGGCAGCGTGCCGAACTCTTGTCTTACAGGCATGCTTGAAGAATAGGGCTGTTGCTGCTGCTGCTGCTGCTGATGCTGCCCAGGACCCTTCCTCCACTTTGGTTGAGCCTGATATGTTCCAGAACCTCGTCTCCAATCCGTTGCCGCCCGGACTGATGACCCACCCATCTCTGCCAACCCCTGAAGACCTGCAATCTTTATACAAATGTCTTCGGAGGGTCTATCAACATTGGCATGTAGAATAGTGGACAGAAGATTCTGGATTTCGATAACAGAACTCATTGTATGGTTTCTATTTAACTATCTACAACTCAATTTTAGATGGTTAACGCGGCTTAACACCGCTGCGGCTTCTACCAAAAACACTTTTAAAACCTATTCGTTAGAATGTTCAAGTGTATTGAAGATACACTCTCTCTAGAAACACAAGCAAGTAAAGCTATGCTTGTTAAGATGTTGGGGCGGGCTGAAAAGGCAAATCCGCCCATTTCCACAATTCGCAAACTTCGTACACAGACATTTGATGAATGGGGCACTATCGCTAAGTTAGAGACACTCTGCAACACCTATTTTGGAGAGATAGACACGACGAAAAAAGATGCAGTTGCCCAGCTCTCCTTTCAGAATGAGCATCTTCGCTCACTGAATCATATACCTTTCATTCTTCTTGCCCTCTCCCTCTTCAAGATTTATGCAGTTCCTCTTATGGCCATCTTCATGCCTGTCTTAGCTTTTGTTCTTCCTTATGTGATTCTTCGCTTTGTCTACCAAATCCCAATGACATTTAGCCGATACACAGACCTTCTGAAAGGCATGTGGTTCGGTAGCAAAGATACATCCTATGTGCAAATCTTCTTCTTCATTTTCAGTCTTCTCCAAGGCATTATCCAACCGATACAAAACGCCATGCATTACAATACAACAGACTCAGTTATTTGTGAAACAGGTAAAGCCATTCTTGAAGTGCGTGCCTATTGCATTAGACTAAGAGAGTATTATCATGTAACTCGTATTCTCGATGAATTCCCGGTGGATGACCCGCGGCGCTGTTTCTTCCTGGTTTTTGAAAATCCTGGAATTCTAACGTCAGTTTTTGAAAACCTGGGTGAACTGGAAGTTCTCTGGAAGGTTGCACAGAACACTGGTTTCCGCGAAGTCACTTTTATTGAGCCAGGCCAGGCCCCCTATCTAGAGATTCAGGGACTCCAAGACTTATCAATCCCTCTTGAGAAGAGAGTTCTGTCTGATATTAAGCTGGATAAGACCTCGCATCACTGTCTTGTTACAGGGCCAAATGGGGGTGGAAAATCATCCGCTATGCGCGCCATTCTTCAGAGTGTGGTCCTTGCTCAGACCTTCGGTGTCGCATGTGTGACATCCATGACACTAAGACCATTCAAGTGGATATCGTCGGGTCTTTCACTGCATGATACACCTGGTGTGAAGAGCATGTTTCAGACTGAGGTGCAGTTTGCTGCGAAGCTTCTGAGAAAGCGTATGGGTAAGGGGCCCGGTCTCATTCTGTATGACGAGCTGTTTCACAGCACGAATCCTCCCGATTGTGTTCGGACCGCGAATATTTTCATGCGACGCCTCTGGAAGCGTAAGGATATTGCCAGTTTTCTCAGTACTCACGTCTTTGAGTTAGTGGACGAGGCGCCGGTTGAAATCCAGAGGCTGTGTGTAGGCGCAACATATGAGAATAAGAAGCTCCGGTTTTTATACAAGCTTTCCAAGGGTATTTGTAAAGTGTCCAGTGTGTATTCTATTCTGAAACGCGAAGGGTTACTTGCGTCCGAAGAGGTCCGGTAAAAAACATCGTACGTGGAAGAAATGAACACTGGTCTTGGTCTTAGTGAATCTGCCACAATTGCTATCCTTCTGCTGCTCATCTTTGGCGCAGTTTCCTTCTATCTATATTCTCGTGTCAACTATACCGAGAAGCGCATGAGTCTGATGGAGAACATGCTGCTTGATATCAAGATGAGCCTGGATTCAATGAATAAGGAGGAGCCCGAGTATTCCCCCGAGCCTGTTGGCGCCCCTACCCCTCTCCAGGCTGAGGAGGGCGAGGTCCTCCCTGAAGAGGAGAACTACTACAAGGAGACGCTTGAGTCTGCCGCCGATGAGCCCGAGGTGCCTGCTTCTTCTTCCTCTGATTCTTCCTCTTCTGCTGCTCCCCCTGAAGTCACTGCGGTGTCATCAGTGACTGTGAATTATGAGTCAATGACAAAGGATGAGCTTATTGCTCTCGCAGAAAAGCGGGGAATTAAGCTTGGAAAGCGCCCCGGACGTAAGGACCTCGTATCAGCTCTACGAAAGGGTGAAGAGGTTAATGGCCCATCTTCTGGTTCAGAGCTATTTCCTATGGCAGCATCTCTCGAGGAAACTGATGGAGTTGTCGCCGATTCTCTTGAATAAGCATTCCCTTACTAGTATAGAGGTAAGATGGACGCAAATTTATTCCGCCTTCCAACAAGTCCTAACTTATATGCTGGAAAGCGCATCTCCAAACCGTCTGTATCAGCAAGTTTTCCCACCGAAGATTCTCGTTTTCCAGGATGGGCAGCTCCCACGCAGGATGGTCGTCTGGTAACAGATTACCGTTCAAGGCGTGAAACCAATATCCCTGTAGAATCGCAGGAAAAATCGCGCATTTGGATTCAGCAGAATGCAGAGGAAATCATTCGCATCTCTCGTGAGCGTCTGGCCGAAAGGTCAGGCATGATATATGGCGTCGACAGTTCAATTGTCCCTCCGCCCGCTGGTATAGTCAACTGTAGTGCAGCTGGATGCAAGCGCACAGAGGTGGCAGTAAATGGAATTGGACTGGAGAGGGCTGACTCAAAGGCGCCTCATCTGTTTGGTACGTATGAGGTTCACAGACCTCTTATGGTTGCGATGCCTCAGGTTGATATGACTAGCAGATATGAGGGTGGTCGTAATACAAAGCGGGGTTAAACAGAAGTCTAATAGTAACTACAAATGTCAGTGGTCTTATCCTTTGATATTGGTATTCGGAATCTGGCATGGTGTCTTATGAAGAAGACAGGTGAAAAGCTCACCATTATTGGCTGGCAGAATTATGACCTTCTGCGCGGAGAGGGAAATGAGGTTGCTCTTCCTACACAGTCATGTGGTTCCTGCAGCGCGAAGGCCATCTATTCTCACGGCACTGGTAAGACGTGTGTTCGCCACTGTCCTGCAACACATCCTGCGCTCCGAGACTTGAGCGGTAATCTACTCAAGAAGATGCCAACAATGGCTCCTGTAAAGGCTATTCTCGCCGCGCGTGGGATTGTCAAGGGTGTTTCTACAAAGGCTGGAGCAGAGGCTCACCTTGCACAGTTCTACAGCCTTCCAATCCCCAAGCTGAAGGTGAAGAAGGCACTTGAGACGGAACTCACAACTCTCCACGATGCAATTCGCAAGTTTGTGACAGACAATAAGGTACTTTTTCGCACGGCGACAAATATCCTCTTAGAGAATCAGCCTGTTCTGAAGAATCCGACAATGAAGTCAGTGCAGATTCTTCTCTTTGCAACACTCCGAGACATTCTGCAGCCGAATCCTCCACAATTGTCACTGGTCCATGCTGGAAAGAAGGTACAGGTTGATGCGAAGGGCGACGAAGGCTATAAGGACAGAAAGCAGGCATCTGAGGCTCGTGTGCGCAAGTTGCTGGAGGAGAAGACAGAGGAGTCTGCTAAGTGGCTGACTCTATTCGGCTCTCATGCGAAGAAGAATGACTTGGCCGACGCATTTTGCATGTGTGTGGATAAATTGACTATATAATTTGCTCGTAAGAAACAAAAGAAAATGCAGGTTCCTGTGTGTATTATACCTGAGGAAAATCCACCCCCTTTCCGGTTTTACATTATTTTTCATAAGTTTCTTACACCGGTTGCTTATGAAAAATTAGACAGAGCCTATCTTGATAAATATTGCCGCTTTGTGGGAGTGAATGGGGCGATTCAGAAACGCGTCGACCCCTCCTTCTTTCCTCTTTTATTTGAGGAAACACAACTCCCTGTTTTCGACCCCTTCTTACAGCACAATAGATTCTGCGAGAGTAGTGTTTTTATCCACACAATGTTGAACGCCCAGCTCCTCCTTGACCCTTATGGATTTGTAGGGTTTCTTCAATATGATATGGTCTTACAAAATGAAATGTTCAAAGAGATAGAATACACTCTTCAAAATATAGAAAATCCAGAGAAGAAGTTATTCATCCTATATGCCGAGAACAGTATGAGACATTTAAATCAGGGAATCTGCTATGAGGGCTGGTGGACCATTGTGCATATGTATAATAAGATGTTCAATACATCGCACACGTTAGATGAAGTTCTAAATACGAATATTCCTCTCTATCACACCTATCTTGTTCCGAAGGCTATCTTCAAGAAGATGATGGTTTTTGCGCACAAAGCAATTCCGCGCATTTTTGAAATGCTGGGTCTTGAGACACGCCATCTGCCTTATCATATTGAGAGGTGTCATGGTATCTTCTTAGCCTTTCAGACGATGGATAAGCACCTTGATATGTGGATTCGTTTGCCCGGCATAGAGCACCGTGATGATTTGAAAGACCCATGGCAAGAAATTGACAATGCAAAGTACGAATCAAGAGTTACAAACTAAAACAACGCGTCCATATGGAGTTTAAAAAAGACAAACCAAAACGAAGAAAGAAGATGGCCGGTGTCAGTCTACGTGAAATGGAGGAGGTCGCCATAAACTTTGATTCAAATGATATTGGAAATGTTATCAATATTGGCGGCGGTGGAATGGGCGACGATGCACTCGGTCTAGGAATGCTTGCCAACCCGAGTAAGACAGTTACGGTGAGCGAGAGTGCATGGAACCCCTCTTCCGGCGGTTCTAACACCAATGATATCGGTCTGTCTGAAGTGGAGGTGATGAATTTTGCAGATGATGGTCCATCTGTAACAGTGAACATGAATCAGAATCAGAATCAGAATAACTCTGCGCCGATTGATTTTGAGTTTAAGCGTGCCGAGATGGATAAGAATAGCTTCTTCACGAACAATCAGACTGCATCGGGTCCTACCATTGCTCTCTCACCTGCCTCCTCTCAGAGAGACCCTGCTGAGGAGAAGAAGGAGAAGATTGAGTACCTGAATAAGCTGCAGCGCCTGGAGCAGAAGGGTTTTGCTGTAAGTCGCCGTTTTACCATGGACAATGCGCTGGATGAGATGAAGCAGGAGTACATGCGCCTCGTGGATGCACGGAACCTTGAGACTTCTCTGCGTTTCCAGCGTCAGGCCATGATTGGTGTTGTGACGGGCATGGAGTGGCTGAATGGTCGCTTTGACCCGTTTGACCTCAAGCTTGATGGCTGGTCAGAGTCCGTTCACGAGAATGTCGAGGATTTCGATGAAATCTTCGAGGAGCTCTATGATAAGTACAAGGACCGTGGAAAGATGCCGCCTGAGCTGCGTCTCATGACGGCGCTTGCGGGCTCAGGTTTCATGTGCCACGTGAGCAATACTTTCCTCAAGTCGCGTATGCCGTCGGCGGAGGATGTTCTACGTCAGAATCCTGACCTGGCGCGGCAGTTTGCGGCTGCGACGGCGCAGCAGGCGGGCCCTGGGTTTGGAAACTTCATGGGTATGGCGATGGGTCAGGCACCGCCGCAGCAGGCGCCTTCTGCTGGAGCATTCTTCCAGGGACAGCAGCAAGGACAGCAGCAAGGTCAACAGATGCGCTCTCCCCAGGCAGTCGCATCCGTTGAGTCACCTGCAAAGCAGACGGCCCGTCGTGAGATGAAGGGCCCCACGGGTGTAGATGATATCTTAAGCGCATTCCAGGAGGCGCGTGAGCGTGAGATGAGCGAGGTTCCTCAATCATCGGCGCCACAGTCAGCTGTGGCGGCGGCGGTTGAGATTCAGAGTATGCACTCCGATGATATCCAGAGTGCAGTAGAGAGCACGCGGACGGGTCGCACGGGTGGCGGACGTCGTCGTCGCGCTGCGGTGGGTAATACGCTCAGCTTAGCTGTCTAAGCACATCAAACTTGGAGTAGACCCATATTTGTGGTGTATGTCTGAAGAATATTGTAAGGCACATCAGTTTCCTTCTCTTCCTTTTTGGCAGGTGCAGCCTTCGCAAGTTTATCCGTTAATTTTCTGTAAATATCTGCCTCCTCTGGAGTCAAGACACTTCCAGAAGCCCCTTGGAATTTTTCTCGCTGTTTGGGTCCATCTCTCTTTAAAATATAAAAATCGCTATTTTCATTGAAGAGAAAACGCATCATAATAATGACAATAAGACCTAGCCAAAATGCGATGAGCACATTGCGTGTAGCGACGAAGATAACGACAAAAATGAGAATGGCGCGGACCCATGTGTGCTGGAAGAATTTTTCCTGCTCTTTTGTGACCTCCATTGCAAGGAAACGGCCTCCAAGGTTCAGCAATAACATGGTAATTCCGATAAAATAAGGGTTTGTATTGAATGCGGCCAAGCTGACTTCTAGAGGGTTTAGTGTTTGTGCTAAAATAGGTGCACCTATCGCAGAGGCAGCTGCCATACTCATCCTGATTTATACAACGGTTTAATAAAATAGGACATGTCCATAAAATAGAAAAACAGAGCGAGAGCTACCATTAGACCAACTTCCTGTGATATCATAATCGCCGTAAAGAGGAAGAGAACAAGTAATAGTCTCCAGATGGGATATATGTATAAACTTACAAGACTATGAGGGTATGCAGTTTGTATAAGTGCACCATAGTACAGATTCCACATAAGAAATGCTACAACTATGAATCCGGGAACTAGAGTCTTCATCTACTATCGTGATAACTTATAAATAAAGAAGCTCAAAAGCTTCTTTATTTATAAGTTTTTATCACTCTAATAGTCGTTGGACATTAATTCTAAGAAAGCCAGAGCTTCCTTAGAATTAAGTCACGACGTTACCATTTGAACTTAAAAATATGACTGCTGTCAGAGCTTCCTTAATTTTTACTCACGGCGTTAGATGATTTGGTATCCTGAGTCTTGGAATTGCTGGTTTGTTGATTATCTTGGATAGCTGATGTTTGCACTTTATCATCTTGAATTGCGATAGGATTCTCATTTAGAGCCTGCTCTACAAACCAGCGCTTCTTACTGTCTACAAGCTGCACATTGTAGTCAGCCATTCCTTCATCCGTTGACCGGGTGGAAATGATAGAGCCGATGAAAACAGTAAAGAGGAGTGCAGAGACCCAGTTTGTGTAGATGAGGATGAGGAATAGAATCCCAAAAAGGGCAATCCGTCCGACAGTGGAGGAAAGTTGTTTGCGAATAGAGGAGGGAATATTGGAAGAGAATACAATTCCAAGACATAAAACAAGGGTAAATACAAGTTCAACATTTGCATACTGCTTCTTCGAAAAATCAACGAGTATTTCCTTCATACCGCCTGTCATGATAACCGGAGATACTGGAACAGCAGGGGGCATCTTCTTTTTTGCGTTATGATTTTCTAACTGAAACATCAGAGTGAGGGATGGACTATTGCCTCCTACAGGATGTGTTCCCAGATTGGAAAAAAAATATGGAAGGGTCGACAGAAGCTAATATTTCTGTCGGCTGCACCGATACAAAATCTGCAGAGAAGGCTCGCAAGGAGCAGAAGAAGAAGGCGAAGCGCTGCAAAGACCCTGCACTCCGCTATCTTGAAGCCGACTATAAGGATGAAGAGACGCATCTTCGCGACCCTGATAGACCGTTCCTCCCCTTCAATAAAGACACAGGTGTTGTGGAGGCAACCCCTCTTTCCGATAAAAAGGTTCCCGGAACGGGTGAGGAGTACACAACAAAGAAGCCTGCCTATTTTGGAGCGGGTACTGATGACGATACTGTTGAGGGATTCTCTGCTTTTACGAATGTGATTGGAGATGACCCTGCCTATCATTTGGCACCGACTAATACGGAGAAGGAGGTGAAATCTGTTATGGAGAAGAGCAGTGGTACGTTGCTACCCAGTCCTTCTCTGCAGGATGCATGGAAGCCTCTTGCACCGGCTGGAGTTCACACTGCTTTCTTTCAGCATTTACTGCCGCCTGGTGGAGAACTTCCCAAACAGAAACGGTCTGAAACTGAGCCTGATGCACTTGCGAAGAAGATTGATAATATCTTCGGTCGTTTGGAGCAGTTAGAGGCTGAAAGGCGCCAGTCTACACAAACTGAGGTCCTCTTGTTTGTGGGGGCTGGATTAGCACTAATCTTATCTCTTGATATCTTATCACGTCGTTAAACGGTAGACGGCTTTACAAGTAAATGCCAAAAACGTCCCTTCTTTCTCGTAGATGGTTTCGGTAAACTCTCTATTAAGTTAGAACCCGCCTTAGTTAAGTTTGTTCTTAACTTTTTTGTATTTACAGTTGTTTTTGTTACTTTGTAACTATTATAGGTTGCTTTGAGCCTCTTTTGAAGTTCCTTTTGAACTTCTGCGTATTCTTCATCTTCAGTAAGAGTCTTTACTTTTATATTAGTCTTTACACCCTTATTCTTGTTATTCTTCTTTGTAGTACCAGGAGCGGGTCTAATTGATGCTGTTTTTCTTGTTAATCTCATGCCCCAGCTGGGTTTCGAAACTGAATTTTTAGAAGCCTTTGCAGGAACAAATGCATTCGGGGATACCTGAGATACTTTTGTTGTAGTTACTAATGCAGGAGGAGAGGCTGCAGTAGAAGGGAGAAAAGCAGAGGTGGGTGAAACTGTTGCAGTTCCCCTTTTAATGCTATTTAGCATTGAAGGCTTGGGTGCTGCAGCTGCTGCTGCAGGTGCAGGGGCTGCTGCTGCAGGTGCAGGGGTACCAGTTGCAGGTAAAGGACTAACTTTTGCAGTAAGACCGCTAAAAAATCCAGGTTTTGTCTCTGGAGTTATTCCTGCTGGTACAATACTTGCCGATGGCATCTATTATTATTAAGATATTTTCAATCACTTAATAATAATATTACAATAATATCTTATCTAATTACGACGAGTGCGCTTAGACTTCTTGGCCTTCCGCGCCTTCTGTGACCGGTTCTTTCTGCGACCACCCTCTTGTATTTGGCTAATCAACTTTAGGAGTTGATTCTTAATACCACGCATTCCACTTACAGGATTTAGTTGCTTAATCTGCTCACGTAATTCTGCCTCGGTCGGCGCTGTCAGTATACGCGGCTTTCCTGCAGGAATTTCAGCTACATACTGACCATTTCTTGTCATTCCAACCTCAATTACATCATTGTGCTGTAAAGCAGTATTAGCAGCCTTTATGTGCATATTTGCAACAGTCTTTGCAGCAGTTGCCGCTTGAGTGTGAGCTACAGCAGCCTGCGCAGCCTGAACAGCTGCTGCAGCATTTGCAGCCGCCGAAGGTGCAGCAGCTGCAATATTGCTGGAAACGCCAGATACTGCAGCCGCAGCAGCAGCAGCATTTGTAGCAGCAGCTAAGGGGGCGGCTGCAGCTACTCCAGGCAGTGCGGGAAGGCCGCCAGGGAGCTTGGATGCAAGACCACCAGGCAGTGCGGGAAGGCCGCCAGGCAGGGAGGGAAGACCACCAGGCAGTGAGGGAAGACCCGCCGTAGAGGCTCCAGGAGACTTGGGTACAGGAGCACCAGCAGGCTTAGGAGGAGCAGCACCAGCAGGCTTAGGAGGAGCAGCACCAGCAGGCTTAGGAGGTGTAACAGGAGCACCAGCAGGCTTAGGAGGAGCAGCACCAGCAGGCTTAGGAGGTGTAACAGCAGGCTTAGGAGGTGTAACAGGAGCACCAGGAGCAGCAGACTTAGGGGCAGCAGGGACGGCAGAAGCACCAGGAGAGGGTGCACCAGGAACACCCCTGGCTACAGGAGGAGGAGCAGCACCAGCAGGCTTAGGAGAAGCAGGAGCAGCACCAGCAGGCTTAGGAGCAGCAGCGGGCTTAGGAGCAGCAGGTTTAGGGGCAGCAGGTTTAGGGGCAGCAGGCTTAGGAGCCGGAGCAGCACCTCCACGTTTTACACTTCTCGGTCTAGTTTTACGCGTTGCCATTTCTCTATGATATCTCAATAAATAAAAGCAAACTCCGTGTATTTATCCTTAATATCTTCAATAATATCTGCAATTATTTTCAATGGTCCTAACTTCATCTTCTCTAGTTCTACCTCAATTACTTCTGGGCTCGCGCCTGCTAATTCTTGAGTTATCTTTGCCCTCTTCGCCTCCTTGTCTGCCTCAATTACCTTAGCCATTTCAATCGAATTAATTTTCGCCCTCATAAATTTACTTGCACCTGTTTTTTTATGAACTACAATAAAATTATGAACATGAAGATTATTTAGAATATCAATATTCTCCTCTATAATTCCATATCTCTCCTTCTCAAAAGCACCTTCGGCTATCTCTTCAAGGTCTTCAGGCCACACAATTTCGCGCATCTCTTGGTCACTCGGTCTATGAAATTCCAAATCAAATACATCAGGTTTCTCTTCATCAATTGCCGCGTGAATAAAGAAATAGTTATAGACAGAATTTAAGAAGGACCGCGTATCTTGACATTCTCCTTTCGCCAAAATGGTCGCATCATCAAAACATCTTGATTCTACAAGATTCTTTAAGAAGTTTGCAAGCTTCATCTTCCAGCTTTCAGTATCATTAAACAGGAGACCCAGAATGAATGGAGTTATGTTCAAAGAATTCAAGAAGTCTGCCTCTTCCTTTGTAAAGATACCATGCGCCCAGTTATCAAATACTTTGTTATCTGCAGTTGGTACACGAAAGACGCGTTTGACTCCGTCGATATAGACTTCAATAAAAGGACCTGTCGAAACAACAGAGCCCTCAAAGCCACTCTCGGATTTTGGCAAAATTCCACCGCAGAGCAAGGGAGTATCGCTCTTAATTCCAAAACGAAGAACAAGTATCTCTTCAGAAATATGCAGAGGTGATTTTACATCTGCATCGCCAACAAATGTTTGAAGGTCCTGGCATTTAGGAATCTGCACCATCTTAGAAATAGTATTTGCTCCTTCAGAAATAACAAGATATTTACTGAATCCCTTGTCTTCTGTTGATGTATTTGCATTGATAGCAAATGCAGACTTTTTGGTAAGTACCTCACTGGTTGGCATCATTGCCTTTGCGTTCTTCATGGCAGGCATTTTACCACCCAGAATAAGTCCATCATATGCACCGACCGCGTGAGGAAAGACAAGATAGGAAGGTAGTAAATCGAGCGGCTCTGGAGCACCGGCTTCGTGAAGAGCAAAAACGGAATCGCGATTTTTGCTTTGTAGATGGAGAAATGAAAAAATAGTAGTATCATTCTTAAAATTCGGAGCCATAAAAACAAGAGCCGTATTCTTTCTTATAACTTCATTTTCAGATATGATTTCATTCTCATAGAGATAATCTAAGAGGCGAAGGAATGTTGAGAAATTATCTCTTACAGGTGGTATCACAATGAGTGTATCAATTGTTTCAGGTATTACCTGTATAAGCGAATGATATGTCTCAACACCCTGTTCTTTTCCAGAAATATCTAGACGTGTCCATTTTTCAGTATACTGCTTTTTGAATCCCTCTTCAAGTGCAATAAGCTCTTTCCCATCAACTTTGAAATCTCTTACAAAGTTATTCATTTCGTCAGTATCTTCTTGGGACATGGGGCTAGGTTTGTAAAGTTCTGCCTGGAAGGATTTTTTTGCAGGGACAGCTATAGTAGATGCAGTAGGAGCAACAGTAGGTGCAATAGGTACAGTAGGTATAGTAGGTGCAGTAGCACCCTTCTTCAGTTTCGCAAGAGTGTTTACAACATGTTTTGCTGCATCAGCCTCTTGTTCAGGTGTTCTTATATTGACTCTGTCTTCAGTACTGTAAGTAGCTGCCTTTGTGACCTCTTTCACATATTTCTGTGTCGCAGTTTTTTCTTTCTTGCTAAGAGCAGGTATTTCCTTTACCTCATCAGGGCCAAATGTCACACCACCAACCATCTCTATGATTTTAGAGTTCTCACCCCCATCTAGAAGACTCACATCCTCTGTACCTCCTCCACCCATAACTCGTGCAATATCTGCAACACCACCTTGTAGTAAACTTACATCTTCTGAACCTCCTCCACCCATGACTCTTAGTATAGGACTCTCTCCTCCACTTAATAAACTTGTATCTGTATATCCTGGAGGCGCGCTCATTCTAATGCTCGTGTGGAAAAAAGGCTTACCGTGAAATGCTTAAGCGAAGCGGCATAAGCGAAGCGGTATAAGCGAAGCGGTATAAGCGGCTTAAGCATTTCATCCATTCTTAAATAGACTTTATGACTGATACACCTATTCAAGTTGACCCTGACCCTCAAACACGTCGCCGTAAGATACATTGTAAGCAGGAACTCATCGTCGCGAGCCTCCAGCGATTTTACAATGACCGCGATGATATTGATGATATTCTCCAGATTCTCCAGGGAACATCAGTAATTAGCTTACGTCTCATTGATTGGTTTGTAACAAACTATGCAAAGTCACACAGTACCTCTTATATTCTGAATTCCCAGGAGTTTCTTGTCTATCTAAACTACAAGAGTCAGCTCAAGGCCTATAGCAAGAAGCTCTTTGACCCTTTCTGTCGCAGAGAGCGTATCATGTTTCAGATAGGTACTCAGCCCAGTTTTCTAACAACTGTCGGCAAGCTGAATTTCTTCCGCTGGGCAATTGAGAAGGGTATTCTGAATTACATACGCCAGCATCTCCAGGATATTGAGAAGGAGATGAATGTGTTCATGCGCGATATTCAGAAGGAAAAGCGGGCAGTAACTCCTCCCAGTGCATCGACAACTGCATCCAGTACAACGTTAACCAGTACATCATCTAAGAGCTCTACCCGCCGCAGAATGGCGAACAAGGAGATGTCAACTGTGAAGATTATGCAGAAGCACGATATGACGGTTGAGGTGCGGTTTGATTAGCACGATAGTTCTTCGTGATATCATCCGTCTTCGGTTTTAGTATTTCATAAGAGAGCAGACTGTCCATATTATTCACATGTGCATATCCCTCGGGCACCCAGCGACTCGTAAACCCTCTGTCTAGAATGCGCTTCGTTTCAGTAATGCCTCTCTCTGCCCCCTTATCCTCATAGACTGCACTTCTCAGTTCACGAATTGCATTCCGCGGGTCAAATGTGGGGTCATAGCGGTCAAAATAAGGATTCATTCCCATTTGCGGCCCATTCGCAACAAACGGCTGACTCTGTTTATAGGTGTTCGCCGAAGTGCGAGTATTAATCGGATTCATATCGAGATGCGGCTGTAGGCGGCCATCGGGCCGATTTGTCGTTAGATGAGGCGCATCTGTCTGCCACTGCTCAAAAAACCGGGCATTTACTGTATCTTTTGTAGATGCCTCCTTTCGCGTCCGAAGTTGCATAGAGGGAGGAGGTATACGAGGTTGCCCAGCGTAAAGGATTGGCTCATTCATATCTACCATTTGAATTTAAAAATTCAACGGTTAATCTGTCGTAGGACATAAAAGTTAAAGAAGTCAAACTTCTTTAACTTTTATGTCCTACGACGGTACCATTTGAACTTAAAAATTTAACTTAAAGTCTCAGACGATATGTAATTAGAGGATGTTTATACTTCCATTTATACATAAGCGAAATATGCTGCAGTTTTTCTTAGCGAAGGGTGGCACGGCGCTTATCCAAATCTCATGTAAGCCTGAAGAGTTTTGCCAAGAGAATGATATAGCTATAAAAAGTGTTTCGCTAAGCGGCGGCATCGCATATGTACATGTAGATGCTTCAAAGATAGTACCGAATACCTTCTATACCTTTAATGAAGAGGATACACAGGCCTTTGAGGTCTGGCGTACATTTGTCTTCATAGAAAAGGATGCGTGGAATATTAATTCTTCTTTAGATGCCATCTCCTTGTCTGGCTTCAAGGTCTCTACCCTAGCCGAGGCCGTTTTAAGGAATGTCACTAATATTAAATATGAACTCTAACCCGTTCCCAACCCGAAATAAGACACTGCGCCGCTCCACTGCGTCGGACTTAAGTGGAGCAAGGGTACGTACCGATTATGCTGTGAATGAGAATCTGCAGCGTCTCTTAGATTCAGAGGCGAATACCGCCTATAAGAAGCCGTGGCACCGTCTTGAGAGGGGCCTGCGCATTAATCGCATTCGCCAGTTCTGCCAGGACATGAAGGAGAAGCGGCAGCTACAGCAAACGGAGACGGATGCACTCTTTGCTCTTCTTATCAAGGCTCTTGACAAGAAGGCTCTGAATTCTAAGACGGCTGTTATTTATGATGTGGATGAGGAGAAGATAACGGAAATTAAGCATCTTGTGATGCACCAGAATGCGGATGGTATTCTTTTTCAGATTGTTGAGAAGCGAAATGCTGTTACGTTTCGTAAGAAGAGTTCTACAGCTACCGCGGATGCCTTAAGCGCTGACGCAGAAACTAAGTAGGTTGTAAAGTTGACGCAAACATGTTACGAAAATATCAGCACATGTTCGCGCCCATTTCAAATCATATTGAGTCCGTTGCATCCGTCTCTTGTTTTACGAGTCATCCGTCGCTGCAGGCTACATGGAAGGAGGAGCTCGAAGCAATTAACAGTGCGGCAGAGGTAGATGGCGTGGATGAAATGCAGGACTTCATTCTCCATGGCGTAGAGCGCTTTCTAGAGAAGGCGACAAATAAGGATTGGAGGACACTGGATGCCGCTGAGAGGCTGAACAAAGTGAAGGCAATCTTAGAGCGACCGCAGATTCCCCAGAGGACACCTGAATGGTATTTGCAGGCACAGCGTATGTTAACAGCAAGTGAATTCGCATCCCTCTTCGCATCAGAGAGACAGTATGCCAGCTTGGTTCTCTCAAAGGCAATGCCGGCAGCTCTGAAGGCAAGCAATTCACGTCTAGCGTGTCCAACTGGGGAAATGGGGCCATTTGACTGGGGGATTCGCTATGAGCCAGTTGTGAAGCAAATCTTTGAGAAGATGTGGAATGTTACCATTTACGAGGCAGGTAGAATTACTCACTCTACTGATGACCATCTGGCAGCGAGTCCAGATGGAATCTTGTCAACGGGCAATTTACTTGAAATTAAGTGTCCTATCTCCCGCGAAATTGGCGGTGATATTCCATTTGAATACTGGTGTCAGATGCAGATTCAGATGGAAGTCACAGGAATTGATGCATGCGAGTATTTGGAAGTGAAGCTTGAAGCTGCACATCCCAAGAAGAAGTTTGTGAGGCCACATGCACCTCTTGCCGAGGGCCGCCTTTGGCTCTTAAATAAGGAAATGAACTATATCTATGCTTATACAGATGCGGAGAAGACAGCTAAGATGGAGGATGGGTGGTCCCTCGCAGAGGAGATTCCGTGGGCCTTGGGTTCCTTCCATCATGTGACTCTCCAGCGCGATTATCAGTGGTTTCAAGAAACCGCTCATACTCGTGAAAAATTCTGGAAGGATGTGGAGGCTGCAAAGGATGGGAAGTTTAAGATACCTGCAGCCACCTCTAGAAAGAGGGCGTGTCTTATTAGTGATAGTCCTCCTGAGCCTCAAGTAACTGCCTCAACCTTGTAAAAAGAGTCTACAAGGTCCGATAGAGGCGCCGTGCAGTTATCAGGCGTTCCACGCTTGTAGTTATTCGTACGCTGGAGGTAATTGTTCGTTTTTTCAAAGCGTGTTGCGAAATTCATAGAATAGCATCTCTCGGCAGTTAGACCAGACGGCTTATCAGCATCGGCATCCGGTAAAACACCATTTAGAAGATGATAGGGCTTCCTTTGGTTAGTAATATCTGCGGGCCCAGGTGCTATGCTCGACATCTCCAGTAAACCCGTTACAGGAGGAGAAGCAGCAGCGTCCTCAAATGGCTCCTTGACCTCTAACCGCGGTCTAACAACAGAAAAATCTGTGTATTGTGATGCTAAAACCAGTAATAGGAAGGCTATACCCATTATTATAAAAACTGATGTTATCTCCTTTGAGACCATTCTAAGATAGATTAAGAACTTCCACTTGCATACATCAAAGTCCACCGTTTCGCTTCCTTATCAAAAGCCTCACGGTCATTCATATAGAGTGTCGCAACTTCAGGTGCAAGAGGGTCCTTAGGATTAGGGTCTGTTAGCAAACTGCAAATGCTGAGTAAAACCTTGCTAACTGTGAGCGCAGGTGACCACTGGGATTTGAGAATATCAAGACAAATCATTCCAGCAGAATTAATGTTGGGATGGTAGATTTTGGTGAGGAACTTCACATGTGGGGGCTTGAAAGGATAATCTACCGGGAACTGAATATGAAGTTTGAAGATACCACCAGTATACGGGCTATCTTCCGGTCCAACAATAACCGCCTCCCATTGATACATATCATTTCCATAAGGCCCAGCGCTACAGTTGCTAGGAGGGTCAAGCTTCAAGTCGGCAATTTCCTTATTGATACGACGCAGTGCCATTTTCTTATGCAAGGCTTATAAATAAGCCGCTTCAAATTTTACTTATTCTAAATAGAATGATGACTGTTCTTCCTCTTATCGGCGAGTTTCTTGGTACTTTCCTTTTCGTCCTGAGCATCCTTGTGACGGGAAATCCGGCTGTAATTGGCGCCGTTCTTGCGCTCGTTATCTGGCTCCTCTCCAAGATAAGCGGTGGCCACGTGAACCCCGCTGTGTCTCTTGCCTTCTTACTCAAGGGTAACCTGAGCTACACGGAGATGGTTGGCTACACGCTCGCTCAGCTGCTGGCTGCCGCGGCCTCTGTCTACACGTACAAGGCGCTTGTCTAGATGCCTAAACCATAAACACTAAAAATAGGTAGAGAATGATTACATCAATAGCAACATTGGTAAATGAATTTGCTATTGCTGATTTGAAAGTACTACTCTTTACACTTGAACTCTGGAACCCTAAGCCGCCGACCGTCTATATCTTCTCCGATACGAAGTCAGCGCCTCTCGTGCGCGCCATTTCATACGGCGGCGATGTAATTGTAAAAGAAGATGCGCTAAATGCCTATACGGGTCTTAATCGCCGTGCTATGGAGAGCAGACGCGGTTCTATCTACGCAACTCTCTTTGCAGATTTCACAGCCGAGAAGACTGCGCTTATGGAATGGGCACTCTCTCTGACTCTTACTGAAGAAGAGGGTGTCCTCTTCTGTGATGCAGATATCTGCCATATGGGTCCTCTCCCTACAATTCCTGATGGTACAGAGCTAGCACTCTCGCCTCATATGATTCGCAAGTCTGATACAGACCGCTATGGAATTTACAATGCCGGCTATCTATGGTTCAAGGATGTTGCCGTTGCAGCCAGGTGGCGTGAACTCTGCAAAACAAGCCGCTTCTTTGAGCAGGGATGCCTGGAGGACCTCGCAAAGGAATATAGAACTTATGAATTTCCAGTCGAGGTCAATTATGGTTGGTGGCGACTCTGGCAGGGTTTGCAGGCGCCTGCAGACTTACAGGGTGAATGGGCTATTTTCCGCTTATCAGATGGATGCGGTCTCACAGTGCAGAAGAAGCCTCTTCAGTCAATCCATACTCACTGGACTGAAAAATCAGACAGAGCAACTTGTGAGTTTAATGACTGGATTCTAAGACAACTCGTGCGCGTCTCCTCTGTGAAAAAGACGGCCGCACTTGTAAAGTTTTTGACCAAAATTTGAAGTTACCTATTTAAGAATAAGTCTTACACAAAATGAATATGCTCTTCCCAGGTATGGGCCGAGCAAACTCAGATGACAAGAACTTCGATACATGGTTTGAAAAGGAACCATCAAAGCCAAAAGAGGAAAAGTGTCCAGCCTGCAAGAGTGAAGACCTTGAGTTTGAGGACCTCTGTGTTTGTAAGAGCTGTGGGGAAGTGATTGATACACCTCTTGACATGGGGGCAGAGTTCCGCTTCTTTGGTGCAGAGGATAGGAGTTCAAATGACCCATGCCGTGTAGGCGCACCGACCGATACACGCTTTCCGAATTCGACTCTTGGCACCATGATTCTCATGCGGTCAACAGGTGGAAATGCATCGAATCGTATCGCCATGGCACGTGTCCGCAGGTACCACACGTGGAACCTTCTTCCTTACAAGGAGCGCGCTCTTCTCCAGGTCTTTGAGCAACTTGCTCTTACTGCGACAAATTACGGTCTAGATGGACGAACAATTGATAAGGCGAAGGAGCTCTACATTCGCCTCGTTGAGCACTGCGACCGTCGCGGCATGTCGCGCACAAGTGTTGTGGCGAGCTGCATTTACTCTGCACTGAAGATGGTTGGCCAGCCGCGTAAGCCGGTGGAGATTGCAGAGATGTTTCATCTCAGCAGCACACAGTTCACAAAGTCATTCAAGTATTTCCAGGAAGTTCTGAGTATGGCAAATCAGCGCGGTCTTCTTGGAGAACAGGCAGTTCCTGCTGGTCTTTCCAGCACGCGGGCATCTGATTATGTTGCACATCCTCTCAGTCGTCTACCCGTTTCACGTGTTGCCTTCTTGAAAATACAGTCCACGGCAAAGCAGATTGCACTTATTGCAGAGGAAAGGGAACTATGCCCTGAGAATATGCCACCCTCTCTTGCAGCAGGTGTTCTCGCATTTGTTCTCCCAAAGATGGGACATCCTGAAATTACGAATGAGCGGATTGCGAGTGTATGTGGCGTAAGTGAGGGTACATTGGTCAAGTGTCTAAGAAAGTTGGAGGCTGCAGCAGATATGCTGAAGGAATTTCTAGACACCAAATAGAATGGGAGTTGGACCCTCGGCCACATCTCTAGAAGAAGAAACAATAAAAGTAAATACTGTTCTAAATAATATTCTAAAATTCATGTTGGAAGAGTCTGATTTGATTGATATGTATGCACTTGCTTCTCCTGAGCAGTGCAGCAAATATGTTGTTTTTACCAGCAAATCACTGGAGAAGTTTTTCAAGAAGATACAGGTATATCCGCGGTTGGGTGAGGATGGAAAATTCTACTTCCAGCGCCTTCGCGCATTCCAGGGTCTCACTGGAAAATATCTCGATGAGCAGCGGTCTGCTTGCCTGGAAATTTCCCGTTTTTTCGTGCGTATTCTGCATATCTTCGCGTCCATTTCACTGACTATTATTGATATGGATATCCCTGTTAGCAATTCTGCGATGAATACAATAGGTGCCCCTGTCTCATCCACCGAACCGCGGAAAATTAATGAGCAGACATTCTTGAGAACACCTCTTCTCACAGGGAAAAGGGTAACACAGAGTGTATGGCGCGGTGGTGCGCTCTTACCCACACAGTCTAAGTATTATATTACAAACACCGATTATGAGATACTAAATAAATATTTAAATATGGCATATTCCTCTGATTATTATACACTCTCTGGAACTGATATTAAGATACCTATTGCATCTGTGAATCCTATGTCACCTCAACCCTATCTTGAGTTAACTGGAAAGAAAGTCAACACAAATAAGACAATCACCGTGCAAGCAACTCTGCGTATTGAAAAAGTCGATGAGTTAACACTCAGAGTAACCCTTGAGTTTTTAAATCCTTCTGATGTGGAGCAGCCTGGAACTGTGTCCTTTACTAGAACAAGCCAGTTCGCGGAACCTTTCTATAATAAACAGAGCATTCCTGCTTATATACGAAGCAGGTTCAACAGGATTCTTGGAAAGAGAGAGAATGAGCTCGGGTCAAGAAATAACAGAACGCTCAAGAAGACTAAAATCACAAATCTACCTGAAAATGATAAATCAGGCATTCCCCCCTATTTCCGTGTGAAAGGTATTCTGAAGGCGCTTGATAAAAAGCCGCCTGTTAAAGCCTATTGTGTTGCGCGTGCTCTTCAGCTCATGTCTCCAAATGCACTGAAGGATATGGCAGCAACAGAGGCTCGCACACAAGTCTGTGACTCCCAGTTCAGACTTCTTGGACGCGGCAGCCTTCCTGAGGCGGGTAATCCAATTACAACCTCAACAAGTCTTGTGGCCCTCAATCGCCTCTTTTATGACATGTTCAAGAACTCCGCCCCTGGAATCTCTAAGAATGTACAGGGTAAGCACGATAAATTCTTACAGAATATGCGCGCGGTCTATCAAGAGGAGACAGCAGTTCGTGCAAATACTGTTAAGATGGAGAATATCAAGAATGAGATAAATAAGGACCTCTGCAAGAAAAAGGGACCCCTCACCACAAAAGATACAGATGTGATTTCAGGTCTTCGTAACAAGGCGAATCAGCTTCTAGCGAAGCAACTGCAACATACTGTGAAGGCGATGAATATTCTCAAGAAGTTGTTCGTTATTAATGGTACACAGCCGATTATCATTCAGCCTGGAGTCGAAGAGGGTGGTATTGATAAGATTGAAGAGATAGCGGATGAGGCTCGTACCCTTCTGATTGAGTACTACACGGAGTGCGAGGTCCTGTATCGCGAGGGTGTTGAGTTTGTGAAGGATAGGAAGAGCGCCTTTACTTAGACATATTTCTCTTTCATAAAAGCAAAAGTCTCAGTAAATCCTCCTATAAAAGTACCATCATAGAAGACCATTGGAAATGTCTTGTGACCTTTTCCACCATTTGTCTCAATAAAGGCTAGAAATGCCTCTTTATCCAGTGTGAGAAACTCATCAGAAGGAATATAAGTCACTGTCTCGTGCTCTAGCAGCTCTTTGACCTTAGCGCAATATTTACAGTTCATTTTTGTATACACTGTAAAGTTTTGCTTGGTAGGTGGAATCATTTATCTACCGTCATAGGATATTTTAGTCACGACGGTAGGGGCCTGAAAATTTGACACCTAGAATTCCGTATAGGACACGCTAGAAAAATGGACCCTCCCAGCCGTTGTCAGAAGGAGGGCTGTAAGAAAAAGCTTACACTTGCAAGTGTTTCTTGCAAGTGTAAGAAGTTTTACTGTTCTATGCATAGGCCTGATACAGACCATGGCTGCACATTTGATTATAAAGCAGAGCACAAAGAGAATCTGAATCGCTATTTGAGTACTCCTGTCATAAGTAAGAAATTGGAGGCCATCTAAAAAATTGACGGCGCGCGGCCCCGCCAAGGAAGGTAGTAAGATAAAATGCCCCAGGATACCATCAGTATTCAGCTGATTCGCGACTCTAAGAGCACTAACCAGGATGACCTCATCACCATCAAGCCGACGGGCCATACCACAGTGCGCATGGTATTCAAGGACCGTCTGAATAAGTCAGACCACACTCTTGATATGTCGCGCGATGATATTTCAGCCTATTTCATTAATCTCTTTGATATCCTCTCCTATGACAGGGAGCCTTATGAGGCTGTTCAGGTAAACTTCCCTGGCTATCCTTGCATCTATATGAGCCAGAAGGATTTCATGGCTTCATCTGCTCGGCAGCGTATGCAGAGTCTGCTCTGGTTCGCACTAGAGAACTCCTTCCCCGCTATTGTTACGGAGCGTGAGGAGCGTGAGGCTAATGCATATTGATGGTATAAAGTCGTGAGACTAACCAAACTTCGCTAAATACATAGCAACAATAGAGGGTGACCAACGCCCCATCATTTTTGTATGAGTCGGATGGAACCAGGAAAGCGCGTCTTTTTCTCTCTTATCCTTCTTGAATCTCGCGAATGCAAGAGGGTGCTCCTGAATCCAGGAAAACTCAGCATCAGCCTTATCTAGTTGTGCAGGCGAGACATAGGCCTGGAAGACGTGATACTGAAAATAGGTATTCTCAGGATAATCCTTCTCAGTTCCCTGGAAGACAAGTCCAGTGTGGTGGAGGTGACGCAGCTCGCTTATCTTCGCCTCCTCCTCCACCTCTCTGTGAACATTCTCAAGAAGATTATCATAAATGGACTTCTTAGGGTCAGTATCCTTGCCTTCCATCTGTCCCTTAGGAGGTTCCCAGCTCTTTTTCTTGGGGTCAGCATCCGTCGTTTTTACAACAATAAAACGCTTAGCATTGAAAGGTTTTCCTAGTTCGTGAATAAAGGTGCAGGCACGAAGGTAGACGCGCCATCCCTCTTCTTCATGCTCCACATAGAAGTACCTCTTATGAGGTGCAAAAGGAAGACGCTCAGCGCCTCTCTTCAGACCAGGTTGAAAAACGTCAAAAGGACGCATAAACTATTTGGTAGTTCTTTTTTTACGACAAGTCTTAGAGCGATTGGATGCGCCACAGCCGCTCCGTACACTTTGTAAAAGTTTGCAAAGGGAAGAATAATTGGTACGATTCAAGAGCTCGAGCTCTTTCTCGAGAGAAGAACGAACTCTCCACAGTGAGGAGAGCGTTTCTTTTCTTGTTTCACAGTCTACAGTACCCCAACCTTTGCGCCATTCAGGGAAAGGCAGTGTCTTTGGAAGAACCTTCCAGAAATCACAGTAGTACTTCAGCCGTTCTTCAGGTTCCATCACATTCCACCTGTTTCGGAGAAGCGGTGTTGTTATCTCGTTAAGAGGAGGTGCGCCTTGTAGAGGTACAGTTGATGAACCTGCTCTGGAGAGCGGGTGATTTTCCGCAATTGAAAAAAGAAAGTCCCAGCCATCAAAGACAGTACGCGAACAGCCTTGCTCCAATTTCTCTCTGTACATGTCAGCAACTGCCTGAAAAGGCGGAGGCGTAGCCTTTGTGAGACCGTGCTTCTTGAGCCGTTCGGTGACTTTATTATGGATATTCCATAACCACTTCTGAAGTGTCAGAGGGTCAACACATGCATCTTCAATCGGTTCTTCTAGCATATGTTCGCTGAAAGAGGCTCTGCAAAACTTACAAGGTAACACATAAGGTAAAGCGTGAAAGAGTTCACATACATTCTTCTTATCACGTTCTGGTGAATACGAAAACGTTATAAGATGTAATAATCTCCAGCCTGAAGGCCCCCAAAAACGGGTATCCATCTCTTCCGTCATTAGATTATGATGAACCATAAGGGCCACTTGAAAGAGGTGCAAGGAAGGGTCTGACTGTATCAGGCTTACTATCCTCGGCCTTGCACTTCACAGTCTGTGTCGGGCAGGACATGCGAGGGCACGGTGCGGGTTTAGGGCAGACAGTCGGCGGAGGGCAGTTGACATCAGGGCAGCGAGGGCGAGGGCAAGGAGGGCACTCGCCACACTGTCCCTTGCATGCACTGCTATCTACAATGATAGGCTGCGGCTTCGGTACACTTGACTTGAGCACATACTGGCTGAGGTCAGGTACGGGCGGGCACTCTGTCTTGAGCATGTACTGGCTCATATCCGGGCATGTGGGGGCAGGAGGAATAGATGACTTCAGGATATACTTTGTCATATCGGGATAGGGAGGGCACATGGGGCACTGTCCTCTTGATTCAGGGTGCTCATTGCAGGGATACTGTCCGCCGCAGTTAGAGCACTGGGGCACTGACGGAGTGGAAGGAACTGTCTGGAATCCTTCCTTCGTTGTGAAACTCAGCAGAAGATAGCCTGCGAGTACTCCAAGTAAGAAAATTGCAGTTATCTGAAATGCTGTTACGCGCATACCTATTTCTACTAGAGATTTCTAGGCACGCCACTGTTGCCTGGCGTAGGCCCTAGGCACGCCATCCAGCCCATACAAGTGGAGGGCAGCCAACTGCCTCAGGTGCACCTGTATCATAGACTGTTCCAACGCGTGTACAGACCATGCGTGCATATCCTCTCCAAGAGAAGTTAGCACTTACTGACGATGTATCTGTTAAACAGCCGAAATCACCGGGAGTATAGCCGCGCTTTTGGATAGCATTACAAATATCAGTTGACCGCTCCTTCCAGTCAAGGCGCGCAGGTACTGTAGCTGCAGATGTCATCGTTGCAAATTCACCTCTGTAAGGAACATCCACTGCATCCTCGTTATCTGTTCCCTTGCTGCCTCGTATTCCTGACTTTGTTCCATTAGAATTAGTATGTATACCATTTGCATTTAGAAGTGAAGCAAGTGCTGATGCTGTCGATGTATTACTAGCATTCCTCTCCGCGATGTAATTCAAGTTAACATCCCACGAGAGTCCCTTGAAAAAGGTATCACCGTACGTCTTAACAAGGTATTGCGCCATAGCAGCTCCAGAAATATCACCCGCATTGTATGAAGGTAATAGATTGCCAAGAGAAGGGGGTAGATTGTTCGTATTTAATAACTTAGGGAGAGGGCCATTCTTGCTTAGCGCAGGTAAAAAGGCAAGATAATCTGATTCCAGAATAGGAATATCCTTTTCAGCCATTTGCCCTGATGTTACTTTGTCAACAATACCCTGCACAGCCTTTTTGATTGTTGTAAGAGTTGTGATACGCTGAGTTACAACAGGGTCAGTAGTTGCACTTGCAGACAGACGTGTGATTTCAACAGCAATTCTTGTGACTAACTCCTTGAGTTGTAGTAGACTTGCACGCTTATTCACTACGTGAGTATTTCCAGAGTTATCATATGTGAGCTTAGAAGCAGGTGGCTTATTTCCTGAGTTATCTGTGGGTGGCTTATTTCCTGAGTTATCTGTGGGTGGCTTATTTCCTGAATTATCTGTGGGTGGCTTATTTCCTGAATTATCTGTGG